TCATCACATCTTAATTCCTTTAGTTGGGTGTATCTAAAATCTTTATTCATTCCATTACCTCTGTATCCTTTAATGTAATTTTAACATAGTCATCTTCAGAGTCTCCTATATCATTCTTATTACCTTTTACATACTCCACTTTCTCTATAATGTGTTTAATATCTAATTTCTTTCCAAATGAACATATAGGTATTTTTAATTCACTCATTTCTCCACGCCTCTAGTTCATATGTTTGTTCACTTGTGTTTGCTTCATTAAATAATTCTGGCTTTATTTCAAAGTTATTAAATCCATGTCTTTGACATAACTCCACTACATGAGCTAACATTGATTCATCTACTTGATGATATTTCCAACCCACTTTATTAATTCTTATACTACTCATTTTTCTTCACCTGTTTATAACATTTAGGACATAATGATTTATTGTTATAGAACTTTATATTACAATATCTTATCATGGCTTCATTTCTCCTCGTTTTCCATAATACGCGTTTACAATACTCACATTCGTTCCATCTATCACGTCTACATATAACTGTTAGCCCGCCGTTTTTATCATGTGATGATACACTAAGAAACTCATATTCCTTGTCTATATCCTCAATCATCGTTCCATTTAATACGGCATGTTCGGGTCTTATTTCAGTTCCCATTTTTTGAACAACACAAAACTCAAAGTACTCGCTTCCTTTATTTGATCTAAACCATGAAAACGTTTGTTTGGGATCATATTTTCCTTTTCTTTTGTTAAGGCGACTATAATTCAAGCATTTTAAAATGTATCTTTTATCTACTGGTTTATGCCTTATTGTCATATTTGTCTAACTCATTTAATATTTCCTTGATTTTTCCGTTTACCTTTAGAAGAGCTTTATATGCCTGTACTGGTTCATTAGCATCTAACCATAGTTCTATAGCATGATTATTTGTAAGTATCTCTTCTATGTGTGTTCTTATTATAAGTAAATCTCTATCCACTTTTCTCACCTAATTTTCTATTGATACACTCAAATAATCCTTCGTTTTCTCCATTTTCTCCACAATATTTTATAAATATTTTCTCTACTTCCTGTAAAGATTCTAATGATTTCTCTATTTTTCCTTTGAGATAATTATATTCTTTTTGTAATTCTTCATTCCAAGTTCCTGCATCTTCTTGCCATGAGAGATGACACAATCGTTCTAAATCTTTATTCATGTTTTTCACCTTCAGTTTTTCTTATGTGTTGAACTAATTGTGCCACAAAATCTATATCAAATACTTCATGTAGTTTTGTAAATGCCATTTTGATTTCATGTCCGTCAGATTTCCTTTTTACAGTCAAAATAAATTCATATTCCTTTTGTATGTCTTCATTTATTTCTTGTATTGTAACCATTATCTAATCTCCCTGATAAAGTATTGCACGTAGTATTCTTTCTTGGTATCATAATATATATGTTCTTTTCTATCTATGTAATACTTGTGGAGGTTCCCCTTTTTGTTCATCATTTTGAAGAAGCTACCAACTATTAGATCTGAGATATGATCTACAGTTAGATTTTTATAATAAATATATTGCCCTTTATGTCTTCCACATTTCCTTAATTTCCAAAATTCCGCTGTGTAACTCATATCCTATTACCTATCCTCGTAATATACATTAAATGCTGTTTGCATAATGATAAATCAGTTTCCTTATCTCTTGGTGCTATTACCATAGTAAATTCATCATCACAAAATCTACACTTCATTTAGATATCACACATTTGTATAATTGTTCCCAAGTCCAAAAGACTGTATCTTTAATATGATTATCTTTTATGTATATCCATGTTAGTCCTTCTTTTGATTCTATTGTTTCTATTACATCACAGTATAAATCCATACCATATTATACAAAAAGGAAGTATTTAACCTATTAGTAAGAGTGCCAACGGCAACTGATTTACAGTCAACGCCTACGATTATTTTACCCTGTGCCGAAGCATAACAGGGATTTGTTTTTCAATCACTCAGATATCAGCAATCTCCCAGCTTCGGAAGGAGTTCTGTCTGTGAAGCGACTAAGCTTACCGTCAGCAAATATATTGTGTATTAAGGGGTATATAAATTCTTGTATGTTTAAAAAAAAATATGATTATACTCTTAAAGTATTTACTTTATTTGTAGCATTACTTATTAGAGCCATAACCTGATTTGTATCTACAGCGATTTTTTTAACAGCTATACGATGACTTGTACAAACTGCTATTCTAGTACCACTTATCACAGTAGATGTAGAAAATTTTGCAATGGTAACTTTATCCTCAATGAGACAAAGATCACATAATGCGGTTTTGGTCATATTATACCTATATACTAAAGAGTATATAAATGCTTGTTTGTAAAAAATTACAAACTAAAGTTTATTTAATTAGTTGTTTATATGTAATATACGAGCCGAGGGCTTACCAGTTTCAAAGCGTGATGTCTTTGATTCGCCCCTCATCATTCGGCTCATTATGCCGATCCACAAGCTTTCTTAAAGTCTTCGAATGATTTCCAATCAGGTATTGTTATTGGCTGTCTGTGTTTTCTTGGTCTTGTTGGTTCTTCCTTTTTCTTATCACAGTTAGATTCTCCCGTCATGCTTTCCCATGCTCCATGTGCCAATGTTCCACATTCAAAAGGATTAGTCAATGCTTTCTCCTCCACAAGAATCACTTATTCTTTTTCTGACATCAAAATCACATCCGTCTACACTATTACAATTAACTCCCCATTCTGCAGTATCTCTTCCACATTTCTTACATGGGGGATAGCAATACTCGCAAGAATAAGTTCCTTCCATTATTTGATTTAAACACTCGTGTTCAGCATATGCTACTGGTGTCATAATCCAATCAATATACCACTTGAATATCTTAATACGCATCATTTACCACATCTTGTATATCTTTTGGGTTTCCTTTACATTGTCCTTTATGCCCGAATTCTCTAGTACAACGCATTCCATATGTTGGGTGTCTATTCTTACATCTTTTCATTTTTTATCTCACACATATGCCCTATATGATTGTGTTCATGTGCCTCCTTTATTAATCTAGCGTTAAAGTCAGTTCCTGTATGTCTTTTATTACCACATGTTAAACATGTTATCCAGAAATTTCCCCATTCAGTCATTCTTATGATATTCCTCACTTTCTTCTTCTGTCATTCCTGCATACCAACAGCATATACAAGTCATGGTTTATCACATATGCACATACATATCTTACCTAATAAATTCTTTCCTCCTCCATAGCAATGACGACCTTCAAAACACCTATCGCATTTATCTGGCATCTCTATACGTTCTACATCTTTTCCTACTGTGATTTCAATTTTCATGGTTTTTTTACCCCATAGAGTCTTTCTGCTGTTCCCCAATCTAATATTTTTCTAGGGCAAAAAAATCTACTACCACACACTAAGCATTTTTTAAAGTTCATAGTTTATCCACCTTTTGATATGCGGGTTCATGATAATGCGTCACAAAATCAGCTTTCTCTATATCAAAAACAATACTTGCATCTATCCAGTTTATCATTTCTTTATCCATAAGATGATTATCATTAGGACAATAAAAAGCACAACCATCTGGATTTACTGTGTTCCAACATATTCCACAATAATATCTCATGGTTTAGTCACCGCTTCTGTCCAATGCTCTATAGAACAATATGGGTAATATTTATCTTCTGCTTTGCTTGCTTTACACTTTGAACACTTTAATGGATTATTTGTTTTCATTAATTCATCACTAATTGTTTATCATGTTCTATTGAATGCAATACACAAAAATCAGTTGAAAGTAACTCCGAACTTCCCTTTCCTGTTTTAATGAATTCATATCTACATCCACATTTATAAAATAATGTTATTTCTGTTTTCATTTTACCTTCCCCTTGTACAATGTATTCGGAACTTGTTTATATTCATCACACACTACTTGTGGTATTTGCATGGGGTAATATATACCATTTCCAGCATACATTACTATCCAAACAGTCTCAATATGATCCTTTACACATTGATCTTTAAACTCTGGCTGTTCATAAGGTGGCACAAATAAGATAATTAGAATAAATGGTGTTACTAATACACATAAAATAACAGCTAATTTTGTTGTATAATTCATTTCTTATTCTCCATGAGTTTTTGAAGTTCTTTTTCCAAATCATAAAAATAAGTAAAATCATCATCATGAACTGCCATAATCACTTTACATCCTTCCAATCTCCTTCTCAATCTGTTTACTATCTCATGATCTTGAAGGATTTGAGATTTAATCATTTCTAATTTAGAGGCTACACTGTCGGCTTTTGCTCCAGCCTTTTCTTCATTAGAATATGATTGTTGAATTAACATATCAAGATATCCTTCATTAATAAATTCTTCATTCATTCGTTTTTCTTTTCTATGTGCTTGAATCTCATCCAATATTTCTTTTTCTGTTATTCGTTTATCCATCGTGCTTCCTCTCCAAATCTAAAAACCAACTCTCAAGTATATTAAAATTAATCTGCAAGCTTTTGTGTGCTTTCTTATACAATTCAAAGTCCTTTGCCATTTTATTCTGTTCTATTAACAATTCGTTGATTTTATTTTTTAATTCCCTATCCGATAAGCTAAAATTCATAGAGTCCATAAACTCTAATGGTTTTATTTTTTTGTATTCGTAAACTGTATCTGATTTAACCATCTTTGCTTCCCTTTAGAATATGTTGTATTCTTTTGAACTGTTTTATAATAGAAGTAAAGTCTTCCTTGCTTAATTTATGTCCATTGTTGTAATCATTCCAACTTTCCTCGATTCTTCTAACAATTTCGTTAAAGTTTATTTTTTCTAATTCTTCCCTTAATTTAGTCATTTCTTACTATCCTCTAAAAGTTGCTCTAAAACCATGAATTCATTCGTTTCTTGTTTAGTTAATCCACATTCATGTCCAGATATATCATCATATAATTTCATTTTTTCTTCCACCAATTCTTTTAATTTAACTGCCTGTATAACTTCATCCATTTCTTCATCATCTTCTAGATTAAGAGTCCAACCGTATTCCATTGCATCTTCATCATTATTTTCTATAAAGTCGTCTTCAGTTAGTATCATTTTTTATCATCCTTGTTCCTACTTTATCCTTGAAAAGTCCAGTCTTAAACTCTATATCTACTAATGCAATCTTATTATTAAATAATAATTGATGTACTTTCTTAACTATTCCAATACCTTCTATTGTCTTTTTGTTGGTATTATAATAAACTGTAACTTCTTGACCTTCAATCATTTTTTCTTCCCCTTCTTTAATGTTGGTGCATGATATTTAAATGTTATTGTTCTCATTCCATTATCTAATATTTCCTTTCCACCCCATAGTTCTACCATTACTTCTTCAAATCCAGTTTCAAAAGAAAAGCTGTCAGGATATATTCTTTTATTTAACATTTTATTTATAATTGATTTCATGTAACGTAATGATTGTCTCATTGCTTTTTCACTGGATTCTAATTTACAAGTCATTTTATAAATCTCTTCCCGAATATCTTTTCTGCTAACGTGGATTTTTGGTTCATTCTAAACTCCAAGTAATTTAAAAATGAATCTGTATGCATTGGTGGCTGATATATTCTTCTTGGTATTTCTGCATCTATCACATGTGCGTTAAGTCTATGTTTCCAAACTATACCGTTCATTGTTGAATATGATTCTGTTATTGTGGGGCCTTCTACTATTTTAGTCATATCTTTATTTTATCCATAATATCTACCCATTCTGCAATTTCACCTTTATTGTTTTGAACATAAACAGTTACTTCATTTTCATCAAAGTTGTGAAGAACGCCAGAGATATACCAATATCTACCACTTAGAATAATCGTTTCTCCTTCTCTTGGAATCCATTTATTTTTATATTCTAATATAGGATTGTATGTAGAACCTTTTGAATTATAGATTTTTATTTTAGTCATTTAATAACTCCCTATGTTTCTTTTCAATATGCTTAGAAAATTCTTTTAGTTTCTTTTCTAACCCTTTTAAATTATACTCGGCTATTACACTATCAAACCTTCTACTGAATTCTAAACATTTTTTGCACCCTTTATGTATTGCAATTAGTTGTTCTTCTTCTAATCCATACATATGACCTTTATCAAAAAGGTTTAATGTCTCCCCTACAATGCAACAATTAAATTTTCTAATATTTAATTCCTTATTATCTATCATACAAACTTCCTGTAATTCCCCTATTGTCTCTCTATTTTGTATCTTTTTAGTCCAACGTGGATTAGTCTGTTGAAATGTTTTTGGTATTTTAATTTCCATTTTGTTTCCCCGTTACCTCATCTGTTTCTATAAACCATTCATCATGTGTATCTGGATTTGCCCCGTGCTCTACCTCGTATGGTGATCTGCCTCTCCACATACCAAAGTCTATTATTGTTTCATTTTTTGATAATTCAAACAAGTCCTTGATATCTTTTGATTTAACTATATGATGTCTTTTAATGTGTATTTTAATTATTTTACCCATTAACTTACATCTTGTCGTTATTCCCTATATTAACTATTAGTTTTCTCAACTCTTCTGTTAGTCTGACATCTATTACTAGGTGTATTCTAGCCTTATCTCCGCCGTTTATTGCCTTATGTGGCTTCCTAATATCAAGGTACCACAATTCCCCCTCCTTCATATTTGCCTTTATTTCCTTGCCTTCATGATCCCATGATGAAAATATTACCTTATCATTTGTTGTAATAGGAATATGAAGCCTTACCAAATCCCCGTCATTTATTCCCATCTCTTCATCGGTTTGATCCGTATGCCTATCCAGCTCTCCGCCTTTTGGTTCTAGTTTCATAAATCTAATTCGTTCAAATCTATAATCAGTTACTGGTATTTGTTTTAAAACATTACTTATCCATGGTTCAAAATATTGCATTAATTCCGTATCTTGAATAAAATATTCATCATTTTTATGTTTTTCTTTCCATTTATCATTCATTTCGGCAGGCTTTTCTATCATTCTAAAGTCATTTGAAAATCCTCTTAATGATATGGCACTCCAAGACTTGTTCTTATTATAATTGGAATAATGGTTCGCAAATTTTTCCATAATGTTATCCAACTTCTTTTTGAAGTTTTGCATGGTTTCTTTAGGAATATCAACATTTAACTTTGTTATATTGACCTTGGCTAGTGGTGGAATCCTATTTATTATCATTTCATTATCATTGTTTCTCTTACAGTATACATTGGTAATATCTGCAAAGCTTGATATCTTAACTCCTATTTTCTTGAACCCTGTTTGCTCTGCTACTACATTCCCCAATACATAATCCACATTAGCAAAGAACCAACAATTTTCCGCATAGCCTTTTATTCGTGACATTAGGTCTTCAATATGACCATTATCACATGTAGGATTATCAATCGTTCTTTCTCCTTTTTGTTTTATTCCCAATATTATACCATTCAGCATTTTAACTGGTGTGTTTGTCTTTGATATCCGTGTAGGAATAAAAAATACTGGTTCTTTTGTATAATCACTAAAACCTATGCTTAATTGGTTTTTATCCAATAATTCGGCGATTTTGTTTTTCTTTATTTGTGCAAATGGTGATAAACATACTCTATTATACTCTGAGAATTTCCCTTCTAGATGTTTTAAATATTCTAATTCATATCCTTTCTGCCATGGTTTAAATTGTTGACTCATGGTTTGTCCAACACTTCGCGGATTGTTCTAGCATATTCTATATCTATTCTTTCCAAATTTGGCAATTCATCCTCAAATGTGCTTGCCCTACATATACATTGTTTATTATCACATTGAATGGCATGATCTATTAGCCAATGAGTAATGTATCTATAACTTCTGAATAGTTCTATTTGATGTGAAGTAAGCTTGATATCCCGAACTATTTTGTTTTCTCTTCCTTGTCTTCGATTCATTTTAACACCTATGAACATACATCGGGCAGTCTCTCTTATGTGATTTACCCGTGCTACCAAAACAATTACTATATTCCACTCCACAATAATGACATATCATTGCTCTAACCATTATTACTTCACCATACTATCTAATACCCTACCTATAATCCTTTCGGCATATTCGTTTAAATATATTTGACCATGATAAGTATCGCCCGCAATATCGGCTTTGAATGTTACTACATTGCCTTCTATCTCTTGCCTAATATTTTTAATCCCAAATATTGTACCATCTGGCGTTTCATGTATCTCTATATCCTTAGAATGATCTATTGTTGGTGTATAATAACCTTCTTCATTCATATAACCATCCTCTACCATTACAGTGTCCACATACTTGTGAATCATCTAATCTTTCTTCCCTTGTAAAATAGAATATTCCCTTACCTTTACATACTTCACACATTGGCAAAGTATACATATTGTCTAAGTAAATTTTTGGTTTTCCACCATGATACATCTCAACGTAATAATCATTCATATTCCTTCATACACTCCCATTGTACATCATGCTGACATATCATTGGTTTTGGTGCTTCATCACCCTTTACCATTAATATAAGACGCTCTGTATACATTATTTTATCGCATTTCTTATCATGTTCTACTATTGCATAATAACCAGTTTTGGGTATTTTATCCCCGTTAAATACACGAATAACTTTTTCTGGAAAAAAGAACTTCCATTCTTTATAATGATATGACTTAAAACACTTTTTATGATAGTCAAACATCTGTTTATCTTTTCCTAATCCAGCACTACATTGTTGTTGCCATGAAAATATTCTCTTTTTACAACCGTTGCACTTTTTCATATTTATTCGTCATCCTCACAATATTTTTTATACTCTTCTGGATAATGTTCTATAGCCCATTGTCTTTCCTCGTCAGAACATATACACGTTATATTGTCACAACCAAAACAAGCTTTCATAGTTCCACCGCCTCGTCTAACATCTTTTGCAACTTCTTATTGCCTTCTGCACTTATCCATACGTATGTTCCATCACTGCATAACATTATTTTATTCTCCTTAACTAGTCGGTCTATTTGATTCATCATTTGATAAAATGTTGTTTGCCATTTGTGTATTATCTCCAAGTCAGGTTCATTGATTGCTAATTCCCACCATATATCCTTTGGTGTCATCTCATGATATTTCTTTAATAATGATTCAACTGTGTTTAATTTCATTACATCCCCTTTTGTGACACTTTCGACTTGAATTGTTATTTTTGTAATTGCATATTGTACATTTCCACATTATATATCTACCTCTTTACCTTCTGTATGTGTTTTAAACATCTCTTCTGATTCATCTACAATATCAAAATGACGTTTTTTCCACTTTCTTTCAATCATTCATAATCGCCTTTATCGCTTCTTCCATATTCTTGTATGTTTCGGCAATTTCAATTTTCTTACCATTAATTATTCTTGTTTTCATTCTTCTCTTCCTCTATCTTCACTAATTGGTTATAAAAATCTTTGGGATCTATACCCTTCATATAATGCTTATAATAGTCTTCACGCCTCATTGGGTTGCTCACATTAACAGGTATAGGTTCATCTAAGAATTCTTCATATGTTTGCATTATTACCACCCGTATGGCAAAAGCCTCTTATCAAATGGCAATGGATCTGGATTGATTATTCTACAAAATTCACTAAAGATTACGTTTCTTTCTCTATTCATACTAGTTAATAATCTCTCTTGTCTTTCTATTGCTTCCTCTAATTCTGTATATCTTTTCTGTATTTCTTTTACTCTTGCCTTTTCTTTTTTGGTAAATTTAGTTTTCATTTAAGATATCCACCAATGTCTTTTCCATACTGTTTTTCTTTCCATCCCCCATTTAAGTGCTTTTCTATATATAATCATTTGAACCTTCTTCCCGTGATAATCTCCTACAACATGATATTCTCCTTCGTGCCAGTAATCTCCATATCTTAAATTAGAATGCATTGAATAACCACTAGTAGCTACACCATCTCCTAATCCTAATTTTTCTGCTTTTTCTTGAAATTCATCCATGGAACAATGAGGATTTATTTCCTTACCAAGTATAATTATTGTTTTACTCATTTATTTCACCGATTACTAATGCCATATGTGATCTATCCATTTCACATTTAGAATATTCATGTCCCTTTACTAGCCAACACTGTTCTCCTTGTTTGCTTTTTACAGAACATCTCGCGTGAGTAAATTGACCACATTCAACACAAGCCCACATTTTATTTCTCATATGTGATTGTTTATGTTTACATTTAGTCATTTCTTATTCTCCATGATTTTTTGAAGTAAAACCAATAAACTCTGTTGTTCATCTGTCAATCCATGATCAATTTCATATACAGTTTGAATTTTATCTATCTCCCACTGTAATCTGTTTACTATCTCATGGTCTTGTAGGATTTGAGATTTGAATTGTTCTGCTTTTTTAAAACTACCATTTATAGATATACGTAATTCATAATTCCATAAAATTCCTTTTAATATGTCTATTTTTCCCTCTTCTAATTTTATTCGTTCTTTAGTCATGTATTCCACCAATTTTAAACAATTCGGTCATTAAATTAGCTTGTTCTATTGCATCATCCAAGGCATTATGACTATGTTTTCCTTCCCATTTAATCCTTTCCTTTAATTTCTTCTTTGCTGTATCTCTTAGATCACATTTTAATAGAGCCATGGCATATGTTTTGATATCCAAGCCTGCAGAAGTTCTTCCAAAAGGATCATTTCCAGTATATTTTAAAAAGTATTGATGAACAAAAGCAAAGTCAAAACATAATGGAAATCCTACAAATACTGGTCTTTGATGTTTTTCAATCCATTCCCTAAACTTGCCAAGTCCATATATTATATCAATCCCATTTTCCTTTAGGTATTCTATACTAAACCCACATACATCAACTGATTCTTGCCTGAACTTATCTGTAAATGGTTTTAGTTCTATGTAGAATTTGTCTTTTGTATTACCTACAACACATGCCCCGATACTAGCTATGTTATCTTCCCCTACTATAAGTCCAGTAGTTTCTATGTCTACAGAAATATATGTCTCAGTCATTTTCTACTCAACTTTTCTCTATGTGATTCCATAAAATGATTATATAATCCTTCCTTAAATCGATAAAATCTTGTAAGTGTTTTTAATGCTCCATTGTATGAATAACCACTGATTGTAATCATCCCACATGCTACACCAGCACAATACGAACAATTATAATATACTTTTTCAAAAAAATGTGCTTCTCCAACTAAACACTTGCCTGCTTCATATATGTCCAATCCATGTTTACGTTGTAATTCAATACGTTTTCCTTCTGTTAAATATCTTTCCATGAAAGCAGTCCATTCGGGCAGAAACTCTTCTTCAGTAATACACATTGAACGTGGTATCATTATAATTACACCAACTCATCTAATATCGCTCTTATTTTTTCCAATTTCTTTTCTTCTGACTTTACATCCATTATGCCTAAAAGTTCTTTATCATCAAACTCAAAATTTAACCAAAACTCATCAACATTAATGTTAGTAAGTTTTTTACCTTTGAATTTGTTTAATGTTTCCTGTAATTCTTTTCTATCCTTATTCATATTGGATCAATCCCCACATCTGAACGTAATAAATTTAAAGTTTCTATTACTGATTTAAGATACATTATTGATGTTCTAGTTTCATTATCAAATCGTATTCTCGTTTCAACTGGATTAGCCCTATTATCGAAATAATGTTGGACTATCCACCGTCTATCATTCTCTGCAAGTTTTAAACTTCGTTGCATTTCCATTTCTAATTTTTCCCATTGTTCTTTTTTCATTCCTTATTCTCCCTCTATTTTAGGTTCAAAGCATAATATAAACCCATACTCTTTTTCAAAGTATTTCTTTATTACCCTTCGCCAGAAAATGATATGTGCATTATACCATTTCTCATATGCTTCAAAGTCTATCATTTTCTACCACACCATACAGCGTATGCATATGTAAATATCTTTTCAAATTCCCTATCCTCTGGATGTCTGTGATGATATGATGACATTACTAATGCTATATCATTACCCCCTAATTTCTTAGTAATGTAATCAAAGCAATTATGACATATACCTTTCTTAAAAAATGGTGTACATGATTTACAGCATAGGCATTTCTCACTCATTTCTTACTCTCCATGATTTTAATTCGTGGCATCTTCCATCTTAATAATAAAATGAAACTTATTGGAATTGAAATAAAAATAAGTAAATCGATTAGAGTTTTCATTTCTTACTCTCCATGATTTTCTTAATGAGACTTTTATTTTCTTCATAACAAACTGCACAAAAAGACCTAGAACTCCTAAAATCATGACCACATCCATACACATCTATTTCTTTTAATTCAGATTCCTTTTTACATTTATCACAATATGTTCTAATCATTTCTTATTTTTTCACCTGTTCCGCGAACCAACAAAAAAGAAAACTCAATGGAAAAAGAACACTTGCAAGAATAAAAGTAAATTCATGTATATTAGTCGTTGTATGTGATAATAAAACTCCCATTATCATTCCAATAGGAAATTGAGAACAAATTGTTATAAATAACACTTCTTTAGTAGTTAATTTACTCATTTCTTTATCACCTTTGTCAAGTATTTTAAGTCATCTTCAAATAGATATATTGAAAAGAATCCTCTACCTTCCTGTTCACGGTATTTTTTGAGATATTTTGCTCCTTTTGTTATCAACCACTCAACCCCACATCTTGTAGAACAAAATTCCATATTCCTACTATCGCTATTATTACATCCCACCGAATTGAAGCTAAATGGATATCCCCTATAATTATCTTGTTTATCACTAATCTTTATTTCACAAGTATCACAGAATATATCTTCTTCTGCCCACTTGTCTACCTTATTACAAGTTTTACATCTTTCTTCGGGTTCAACTATTTTATGCATCTTTATTCTCCTCTTTCTTATAGGAATAGCTTACTTCGGGCAATTTATCTGTTTCTAATGTTCCTTCAAATTTCAAGTCTCCACCTTCAAAATACATTTTTGTTATTTCACCTATTTTCTTATTATCCTTCATTATTGGCTTTCCTTCGATATTTTCTCCTAATTCAAATGTTTCATCGCCAATTTTAATGAGCCCTTTTATCTTAACCTTTTTCACTAATGATCACTTTCCATTGTAAGAATTTGATAAACCCCTACTTTCTTCATCCACCAACTTACTGCCTGCATGAATTCAGTTTCGGATATCTCTTTATCGCTATCATTTGAACGATCATTATACCATGTTTCCAGATTAACACCATAATATCCATCATGAGAATAATTCCATCTTTCTACCTTGACCTGTGAATCTCTCCAATCATCATAAAATACTCGATAAAAGTTTTTCTTCTCATCATTAAATTCATATGTTCTATAATATTTGCCTACCTTATTCTGTAATGTTTTTATAATGTTTTGTTCTTCTTTATTTCGTTTTTCGTTATTTCTTCTACTTATAATCTCATTAGCTTTTACTATGATTTCGTCTTCTTCTGCGGTCATTCTGGCTCCTCTAGTGAAACTCTTCCACATGTTCTACAAATAAAACCAAAGTCTGGCTCACTTGATTCATATGGTTTGTTATGCATACTCATACCATCATAGCTTCCACAAAATTTACATTTATTCATATCTTAAACCTCACATTATCTCCCATGAAGAAACAAACCAATGTTGTTAATAATCCTAATGCACTCATGCTAGCACCTATAGCAAAAACAAACATATGACCTATACTTGCATTTATGTTACTTACTACTGATAACCACATTACAGTTCCTATTAGTGCAATTATCCCCGTAAATTGATAATCCTTAATTGGTACTTCTATCATTTTTCATTATCGCCCAAATATTCTTTAAGTATTTCAAACAATTTTAATGCTTCTTCTATCTCATAAAGAGATAATCGATATAAATCCTGATGTACATATCTTTTTGCTCTCTTTAAACGTTTTTGCATATCACCTATTGGATCTTTAAATTCATCCAACCATAATTGAGTTAATGATTTTCCTTGTACATTATGATATTCTGCGTGATCTGTTGCAACATATATTATTGAACCCTTTTTTAACTTAATTTTTCCTATTTTGGGAATAGACAACAATGAATTTCTTGATATTCTTGAATGTGATATTTTCTTCTTTACCATTTCATTTATTGAGTTGGATAGATAATATATACTAATGCTTTAGTATCATAAAACCACCGATCTTTATATACTATTGTGATAATTTGATACTAAAATATTAGTGAGCGTTTTTTACATGGTGCTCGCCCATGGATTAAATGATGGATTCAGATTACCTTAACGGCTTGGAAAAGGCTTGAATCTAATATAATGTAGTAATGTAGGTAATATAAATTAATCGTTGCCGACAGTTACCCAATGAAACCCTTGTTTAATTTTCGATCCTTGCAAACTATAAATAACTGAGATTAACGAATCGCTAGGATGTGAAAATTGTTTCCGAGCAAAAATTCTTTTGTCAATTTCTTCTTTTTCTAATTCTTCTGGCAAGTCAACTCTAACTAATTGCACCCAATCATGGAATATGAAATCTATTTGTGATCTGCTGTCTGGATGATTTGGTATCATAAACCTTAGTCTTTGATAATCCTCAACAAATGGATTGTCTGGATGTGGTACGTATTCTTCCATAAAGTCTATGAATTCCTGTATAATTTGTGATTTGTCTAACTTAATGTGTGGATTTTGTTTACCATGTTCGTCCTGTTTCTCAGTGAATTCCATTAGTGGTTTTGTTTCGTCTCCTATAGTTCTTGAACCATAAAATTTATTTGCACCTACTCCCGCGAATTTAACTCCTGTTTGTCTGTTATAACCACCTTCCTGTATGATCATTACTTGATTAGCTCCATAACCAAGATCTCCTATTCCTATATCACATTTTGCCGTTTTAAACATCCAATTAATATATTCGGCTTGGTCTAATTGATTTTCCTGTGGTCTTGGCTCAAGAAGAGCTAATTGAATTCTATGTGTACTTGTCTGCAATTTATCGGATTCTTTTATTTTCCATGTAATTAAAATTGATATAACAGTTTGTGACGGACTGCCAGAACCAAAGTCCACTCCCATTGAAATAAATACTCTGTCTCCATATGTATCCTTAATATCTCCTATTTGCTCTGGAGTCAATAATTTCATGTAATAATAATTCTTCATACATGCTTCTATCATTTCGTTTGTAATTGGTCTTCTTTGTGCCTTGTAGAATGATCCCAATACGTGAGAAGTATAAAGTGCTCTATTCATATGTTTTCTCTTATATTCTATTGAGTAAATTGGATCTACATCATAATCATTAATTGCTGATTCTATTGTTAATGGAATAGATGGAAATATATGTTGTGGTAAATAATATCCGTGCCAATGTGTTGCTCGTGGATTTGTTACTTCCCAATGTCCACGCAATACTTCTTTCAAGTATTCGCCTATAATTAATCCATGTTTTTCTTGTCCTCTGTGATTCTTAACTAGTCCAAACTGCAATTTCTCACGCCAATTAAGATCATCATATATCCATTTTCGTTGATCTGTTCTACGCCATAATTCTTCATAAGGTGATCCACTTTCTCCACCAATTCCTAATACTGTAATCTTACCCATGGTTTGTGTCATTGTTAATGTTACTTTGTCAAAATATTGTATATCTTGATATTGTGCTTCATCTAACATAACATGATCTAATGATTTACCTTCTACATGCCTGTATTGTCCATGATCTGTAGTAATGTATATTGTGCTACCATTCTTTAGCGAAATTTCCCCCACGTTACCCAAATCATGCCTTGGAAATTGTTTTAGTATTGGATTTGGCTCAAATGTACCATATTGTAATTTCTGCCTTGAAAATCCTGCCTTATTCACATCATCAAAAGTAACGTAACAAACTTGAGACTTTGGAAAAGCTGTTGTTTCATGTGCCAATATATCGGTAGTATAAGTAGATTTGAATATTTGTCGCCCACCTATAATAAACTTATGTGTATTGTTATCCCTGTAAATGTCATCCCAAAATGGTGCTATTAGGAATGAACGTGGTCTTCCTTCAACAAATGGTCTAGCTTCTTCTATCCACTTCATTGGATCCATTGGTAATGTTGGTAAATCTACTTCCGAAGATGTTATTTTTTCAAAGTCAGAGTAAAACTTATCATCTATGAATTTTTTATTCATTTCACCGTGCCTTTGATTTTTTCCAAGATTACTCCATGTGCCTTTGAATTGGTGTATGTTGGCATTAAATCATTCAACGCTTTAGCTATTGCTATTCTCTCGAATATATCAGTTGTGGCTTGAAAACTATCGTATAATTCCCTAATCATGACTTCATACATATTAGATACTTTTAGCATACTATAGGCAAATCCATGCTTTATTTGTTCATTTGACCATAAATCTGGATATGTTATCTTTATCCACCTTATGTCCCTTGTTATAGTATCCCTTTCTACCTTTTCGTTTTCGGCAAGTGCTTCATGGGTTAGCCTAACTGCAGGCGGTACGAATAGATTAGCAAATACACGCATTCTTCTATGGTATATCTCCTGTTCTTTAGGAGTCATGTTTTCTACATCTATGGTAGTTAGCTCCATTGGTTCTTGTATTTCGCTCATTGTATATCCCCTTTATTTTGCATTATTCTCGTGCCTGCATTGCATGATTTAGTTACCATATAAGCATATATTACCTTTTAGGCACAAAAGTTGTATAGGAGGGTGTATAGTATTAGCTCAGCCTAATTATGACCACATGTGGTCGGAATAAGCTGACCAATATCAAGAAAGCTGACCACTTGTTAACTGTTAACTCCATTAACTGTTAATGCGATTAACAATAAACTTATAGCCTATAAAGTTATTGCTTCTTAACGAGCACTGAATCTATACCATTTACATCTTATGCATAGCCTTAGTTCTCTTTCAATGAATTCCTTCTTATTACCTTGAAAACTCTTCCTTATGTATAGTTGCTCTAGTGTTATTTCCACTATTCCCCCGCAAATTGGGCATACTCTCGTAATCATATGTTACACTTTAAAGAGTATTTAGTCTATTTACGGATACCAAGTATATAAAGGCTTGTTAATTGATAATATTTCCATTTATGGTTACTTAGTATATATACCATAGTTTTGCCATATGGCATCCTATCATGCCTAATAAGTCGCCATTTTGCACATTTCGCGACTCATTATATAAAGAACCATGTATTGATATTTTTTAATTATATAAAGAACTGACTTGTACTTCATTGGTGATTATATAAAGAAGTGTCTAATAGTGAACCCATTCCTCTCATTGGGATAAATCCTTTGCCAACTCTTTCGGCTTTTTGGCGATGCTCCGATTCATAGTTGAAGTAAGAGTCTATGGAATTACTCACTATCGATATATTATATACATAATGTGTAATATAACTATTTCGATTGGTTGTACTAATAGTGCAACTAATATATAAATTCTAGTGGATGAAAAATCGAGCTTTTTCTGAGGCATGATTCTTGAAAAAAAAGAGAAAGATTTAGCCGAATAGTTTCTTACCTATTACAAAGCCAAATGCTACTAGTTGTGCTCCAATGAGTACAAACAATGTATTAGCATCGCTTACTACTCCTGTAGCCAATCCAGCTAATCCTAAAGCGGTTGTTGAACCTATTAGGGCTAGTTCAGTATTGTTGTTACCATTTGTTGCCATGTTATCGTTATGTGATTAACAGGGTAATTTAAACCATTCGTATTGTTATATCATGGTCATTTACGTCATTCACGGCTAAAGCACGGGGTTCTATTAGATATTGTTTTACGAAATATGCCTTTTTTGGTTGTGTATCCCCTTTTGCTATAAATTGAACTGTTTTTAAATTGTTCTCCGCTATTATTATTCTCAATAAATCTGGAGTTATTTGAATTATTTTGTTGCCAGTATGAAAAACCCATAATGATGCTTTTGTTGTAGATAAAGCACTTGGTTTTCCATTGAATGATTCTTCAACTACAATATTCCCACTTTTTTGTGAATATTGATCAGACTTTACTTCTATTCCTTTTTTTAATGATGGAATGTATATGTCCCAATCTTTACAATAACCATCTACCGTGTGTGCATCTGGATATGTTTTTTTAACTATGTTTAATACTGTTTTTTCTATTTCCTTTCCGCCGATTAAATCTCTACTGAATGTTTCCATCACATCTTCTTTATGTATGGTTTGTGCAGTGTTTCGTTTGCTATATGTGTTTGCTTCAATACTTGGGCTTGAGCTTCTGTCTCACATGCCCATGTTTTATTACAGTGTTTGTAACAATTTTCCTTTTTATTATTGTGGCAATGGATAGCACATACTTCTTTATGAAGACATTCTTTATCATCTTCGTCATGTATACATTTTACTACGTAGTGTTTTTCTGTCATATCACTATTATAGGTTTTTGCCGTAATATAAACTATTTTACCGCGTCTTTGATTTTTTGGAATAAGCCTTGTTCGTGTGTTCCTTTTGCGTAAATGACATAAATTTTTGATAAAGTCTTACCTTCTGCTTTTCTAACCACACGCCCGATACGCTGAACTATGGTAGTTTCATTCTTATTGCTAGCCACTATGATTCCGTGTCGTATGTTTGGTACATCATAACCTAAGTCTAATGTGTGAACTGTGCCAATTACATGAAATGTTTTACCAAAGTTTTCAAGTATTTCTCTTCTCTTTTTCTTCCCCGTTTTTGCTGTAATGAATTCAAAACAATCACCCATTTTTTCCTTGAGTAATTCTAATGTCTTTGTTCTTTCACAAAATATTATGGTTTGTTCACCATTGAAGGTTTTTACTAATTCTAATACTTTATCTGCTTTTTCATGATTATATTCCATAAGAAGCTTTCTTGCTTGAACTGTTTTAAACCACATTCCTGCTTCTCTTACCCGTCCAAGCATTCGTTGTATATCTCGCGGATTTGATGTACCTAATGCATCACTTAAATTTTTAATTGCATTACTGTATTCATTGTAAAGTCTTTGACTTTCAGGTGAAAGATTGACGCTATGATCTTCAACTACGACTGGAGAAAGATAATCATTGTTAATGGCATCATTCAAATCTATTTCGCCTAATACTGGACAAGTTCGTAGAATTGTACCAAATCGTTCATAATTGAATTTATCCAAAGTAGCGGTTAAACATAACATATGCAAGCCTTGATCATCAGCAACTTTCATTATTTCACTGAATTTCTCAGCATAATCAGAAGCCAAATGTACTTCATCAAAAACAATAAAGTCAAACTCATTGATAAGATGTAATTCATTACTAATGCTTTGATAAGTTGAAACAATTATTGGTTGCTCTAATTCCTTTTCAAGTGAATAATATGAGCCAGCAATTAAACCATAACCCCTTATTCGTTCAGTGGTTTGTTCTACTAATGTTATTCTAGGAGCAAGAAACAAGATTTTAACTTCTTTTCGTTCTTGTAAGTATTGTTCCATGATTCCTATTGCTATTTCGGTTTTGCCCGTTCCTGTTGCGAATAAAAATGTCCCCCGTTTGTTAGCATTAAAGAACTTGTCTTTTGCATCAGTTTGATAGTCACGAAGATTAACACTCATGAAGTTATCCCATTCCGTAAAGTTGCAATCACTTGATCAAGTCGTTCTTTTGCCCGTGCTGGTCTAAAATCAACAATGGCTCCAATCTCTCGCAATTCCTTGATCAAATCTTGTGCTTCTTTTTGATTCATATTATACCTATATACTATAGGGTATATAAACCCTTGTTTGTACAAAATAACAATTATTCATGTAATTTTCTGTCTGATTCAAAACACTCACAAGGTATATTAACAACATCGAATGAACAATCCTCCTTAATTCCTTTTATCTGTATTGCACTTTCTGGAATAATTCTCATACAATCCTTATGCCTTTCTTTTACACAAAACCAGCATTTCATTGTATAGAATACCCACCTTTCTTTAATGTTATGTTTAATCCAGTTGCAACTTTCTCTGATGCTATTAACTCATGACCATTTTTGTGAGCCCATCTTATTACCCATTCTTCCGAGTTAAGGTCATCTGTTAGTATTAATACAGTATCACCGTCTTCCATTTTACTCATTTCTATTTCTATTTTAAACAAAGTCTCTGGCACAAAAAGCCCACGCAAGTCTAGTTTTGTTTGTTCAGTCATGCTATTTTCCACTCTTTTTTCTTTGATATTTGTTGACAATGAGGACATATTAACTTTGTTTCATTCTTGATATAGCTTTTACGAAGTATTCTTGCATGACTGAGGTTTTTTAAATCAAGATAGGCTTTTTCTATACTTATTTTCCCATTTTTTACCTTATCCTGTATTTCAGTACTTGCATGTTCCATTATGTATACTGATTTTGATACTGTCATACCATTTACTCCTATCGTTTTTCCTACTATGTCACCTACATTTCCTCTTTTTATGCCGTTATAATCTTTATTACCATAATGTCTTTTTAATGCAAGTGCTTTTTCCATAACATACATGTCGTACATTAATCCTACTCGTTGAAATGCATTCAGATGTCTTCTTCTTACATTGCAGTTTATTACATATCTTTTTTCCTCTTCTTTTGTTGCAAATTCTTGTATTCTATATTTAACTTCTATTCCAAGTTCTTGACAAATTTCATATCTTGTATATCCATCTAATATGAATCCATCTCTATTAATTACTATTGGATCATGTTGTCCGCGTAGCATTATATCTTCTTTTAATGCCATACGTTCTTCTTTTGTTGGTCTTGGAACTAATACTAAATACTCTTCCTTTACCTTAATTATTATTTTTGGCATTTTCTCTTCAACCTCTTTCTAATCATTGAGTATAATATAAATGATACTTGAATAATTGATACTATTTCAATCAAATCCACACCGTATAAGAGCCAATCTAATACAGGATTTACTCTAGAAATTTGTCCCCATTGTAGATAAAGGTCAAGATTCCAAATCATGTGTGGGATTTGAATTATTTGAATAATTGCAATAATAATTACTGAACCAAGTACCTTATTTTCGTACCAGTTCCAAAAGCTAGTCCAAGCGTTCAATCCAAACCTTATCCAATGATTCTTTTCGCCAAAAGCTTTGTTTTGTAAAGTCAGTGATTAGTTTATTATTCTTATATAATTTCATAGATGCACCACTCATTTTATGTATTTCTGCACTTACCTTATCTGTACCATTTAATACATTAGTTCCTACAATCATTAAAACAATTACAACTTCATCGTCATATCCACGCCATCCACATGATAAATATAATTGAATTTCGTTCTCTTCTTCGCCGGGATTTGGACTGTTTGCATCCTTATAGACTTCACAATATTTGTATGGAAATATCTCAGAATTCCAATCAGGTGGAAGAGTTACTACTTTTCCTTTATAAAGTTCAACTAATTTCCATCCATCGAGATATTTTTTTATTCTTGGATCTATTCTATCCAAATCTGTTTGTGTAAACTTCTCTTTAAATATAGAAAACGTTTGTTTAACCATCTTTGTTCACTTTCATTTGACAAGACAAACATATATTCTTATAGGTAATATTTGTTTCTTTTCCACATTCTGCACAATACTTAGTCAAAGCTAATCATCTTTTTTCAATTTTTTGAAAATCTATTCTGCACTGCGGGTGTGTATAATGAAGTGGTAAGCATGGTTCATTACATATAAAACATATACCACCACCTTTAGGAAGTTCGTTATTCATCATTAACCACCACCTACACGATATGTACCCCATCTATTTTTATGGCATTTACATTCACAGCTTACTGGTTTATTACAAAGATTATGCATATCATTGTTACAATGATTAGTAATCATAAAAGTGTATAACACTAATAACATTTAAAGATTAATTTGATGAAAAAGATTTATATCTACCATGTTGATTCGGGATTATTAGAACATCCTTTATCAGCACAATCTAAATGAGCACCACAATTTCCACAAAACAAATGACAAGTTTGCATATTCCACATTTTTTTACCACATTGTGGGCATCTCTCAGCCAAAGTGACCTAACCTTCCTTTTCCTTCAATATCTTCTTCTTTTTCAGACATTTTTACAATTTGTGTTATCATTGCTCTTCCTGCCAGATATTGTTTCCATGACTGGAGTGTTTCTAGACACTCGCATGAAGGACATTTAATTTTTTCTGTTTTTAACCAGTCATCAACTGACTTACCTTTTTTTATTCCCATTACTTTAACTGCATCACAATTCATACAACCTACTCTTGCTTCATAAAGAGTGGGATCTGTATTTTTTTCGTGGTTTAATATCATTGTGCCTCTAACATTAAGGAATGAACTTCTAGTATATTATTCTTTATTTCGTCCCATGTTTTTCCTTGAGTTATGGCATGTAATTCTTCACATTCTGCTGAGTACCATCCATCTTCACCTTCTTTTATTATGTATTCATAACATTCTAATTGTATTACTGGTACTGGATCTCCTTCCTCTAAAATAGGAAAAGATATTCCTTTCGATATCAAATACTTATGCGGTATTGTTTCCAAGTGATTCATCTATTATTGATTCTGCTTCTAAAAGGTCTTTTGCCTCAGTTTTACTATCATCTACATTTATTACTTCTTTTACATCCATTAATCCTGTATTTTCTTTTTCCTTTTGTTCTTTGATAATATAATGGGCAAGTTGTTCTTGAAGTGCTTTTACCTCTTCTTCTAACTTTCTAGATATTTGCATAGATTTACTTAGTTCCATATTACTTTTGTATAAACACTTCATAAGTTCTTTGTGAGAATGTCCTTGTTTAGATGAACCCTTACCTAAAATTTTGCCATCCCAACCACAAACAGAGTTTTTTATGTTTCCAATAATGGAACCAACCATTTAATCACTCTTTTTTGTTTTCTTTTTTTCAGTTTTAGTAATGTGAACCATCGTATCTACAACGCCTATAGTACTTTTCAGATCAATTCTATGTTGAATCAAATCAACCACATAAACACCAATTTCATTGGGTGAAACAATTTCTACTACTTCACCTTCTCGTGGAATATATGGTAATCGCTGTTTCATTTGTGGTTTTCCATCAATTATAAATACAGTTGCCATAAAGTAGTTATAATGAAGTAGTATTTAACTAATTAGTCAAATGTAGAATCCATGGCATGATCAAAACATACATAATGAAACAAACCACCTAAACCAACCCTATTGGTTGCTTTTTCATTGCAAAATCTATTACAACATTTCAATTTTTATCGACCATTAGTACAATTTGGATGTCTAGTTATGTGTTCATCGCAATAATATTCGATACATTCATTACAAACATTTATTGCTCCACGATTCCATTCTTTTTCACAAACTTTACAATAGACTTCTTTTATATGATGTCTTGCTCCTAATACATCGTCCCTTGTTAGTTCTTCGGCTTTCTTTAGTTGTCGTTTTTTAGTTAAATCTTCTCCTTTGAATCTTGGTCTAATGTTCCATTCATCTATTTCCCAATCCCGCCAGTCTTCACTACCCATTACTTGTTTAATGGATTGCTGATATTTAACCATTCTAATCTGTTCTGTGCTTGTGGTCTTTTTGTCTTTACTAACGCAAATGCATCTTCTAATGTAAGACCCATTCTAGTGTGTAAGTACCATGTTAATGCTAACGGACTTCGTTCCATCCCAGCCCCACAATGAACCATTAGCCTTTCTTTTGCGTCTATATGGTTTTGAATAACATGTGCAACTGCGTCTAATTGTACTGGTAATGCTCTATCAACAAATCCAGATATTTGGTAATTGGTATCATTTCCATCTTTATCTTTCATGAATGTTTTTTCAAATCTTAATGCCAGAATAGGAATATGTAATGCATCTACTGGTAGTCTTTCAGGTCTAGTTTCTAAAACACATAATAAGTTACCATCCCATACTAGAGCGTCCTCTAAATCACCTATCCATATATCATGAATTATCTGATTAGCTGGCATACCTTATCTGCCATTAATCTCTATATAACCGTATTGTCACTTTATAAAACCATATCTCTTTAAACAATCAACACAAATTACTCCAAGAGCTGATGCCTTTTCTTTTCTACATAGCCTACATGGTAAATCATAATCTGTTCTTTTGCCACTATCTTCCAATGCTTAGTTTAGCCTAATCAATAATATTAACTTATATGGTGATATAGTAGAATAGACGGATGGTACTTACGCCCTATCAGCGAATATCCTACCTTATCACCAAAAATAAATTATATTTACTCCTTTATAAACATAATGATAATAAAAAAAAGAAAAAATTAGAGTATTACCTACTCTTTACTTATGCCCTTGCAGACAAATAGGCTCCTATTGCACCTGAACCTACAAATGCACCAACAGCTAGCTTGATTAATTCAAGTTCTGATTCAGTCAGATCTGTACCATAGACAAACGATTTTAGGAATGTTACTACAGCTATGACTAATGGTGTTACGGTGACTAACCATGATTTGCTTACCATAGACTTGACTTCTTGAATGTAGTATTTAAACTTAAACTCACGCTTAGCCGTGCCTGATTATGCTCCAACAAGCATATTTGCGACTCTTTCGAATATACTAACCATATATTGCCCAGTCATCATGTCCATTATTCTATCTGCTATTCCGTTTTGAAATACATGATCCACTCCTTCTTTTAATACTCTTTCTTCTACCACATCTATTATTTTGAAAACTGTTTGATTTGCTAACTGTGTGGTATCTTCTCCAGAATTTATTCCACTTAATACATCTGGCATAATGCCTTTAACTTCATTAGGAACCATAAAATTCCATAAACTAAATGCGTTGTCAGGTGTTGGGTTTCTTATTATTGTGTTAAAATCAATCATCTTTTTTACCAAACTCCTTGTTTTCTCTCATATAAGCCAATTCTACTTCAGACATAGTACGAGCACCAAGATAATCCAAAGTATATTGAAGTAAAACCATATGAGAACCACCTGAATGATGTTGACAATTAACCCAATGAGACATTTCATCTGCTATTTTTTGTGCTTTTTTGCATTCTTCTTTTGTAAATGGTTTAGTTTCATTTGCTAACCACAATGCATATGTATGAAACCAATTCTCTTTTGGTAAATGAGCCATTATCGATTTGGCATTTCCAACCAATCCTTTATATAATGTTTCAGTCATGGATGAAGACCTCCCATTTGGACGACTTTGATACTTCCATATACTACCGCTCCTAGTATAATACCCAATAAAAGTGTAACCTTTAAGTCGATTTTTTCTTCCTTCGGCTTTCCATTCATTATAATAAGTTAATGAATAGGTAATATATACTTATAATATTCACCACTGATTAATTGATTTATCATAAAGTTTTGAAATTTCTTACATTTAATAACCCATTTCTTCCCATGTCCCTTTGTTCTATGATGTGCTAATTCATGAACTATTAACAACACGTAGCCAAGTGTTCCATTTACATAATATCCAGTTCCTCTTTTTTGCCTACCAAATTCGTATTCACTATGCCAATTTCTACCATTAATAAGAAAGTTTTGTTTACAACAAACTCTGTGAGGTTTAGTATTGTGAAAATGAGCAAATGAACCACCCAAAGAAGTATTATTACAAAGTCTTTTATTGGAAGTAAAAGGTACAATAGAATTTTGTTTGATTGCAAATACTTCGTTAGGAAATTGTTCTTTTACCATATTGGTGATTTTAAAACAAATTTGTAAACCTTTTTGAACTTCAGGTCGATTACTTTTTGTTTTCATAATTATCTTATATACTATGGGGTATATAAATGCTTGTTTGATATGATAGATGTGGCTGGGTAATTACTCCAGTCCTCTTGTCTATGTTAAGGTTTTATTTGTCATCCAAGTATGCAAATTCACACTACCACATCTATTATATAATGTTGCAGAGCCTAATAAATTTTCTTCGGATAAGGACACCGCATTTGACACGCAGTCGTTCTCTGACTCTCTCACAATTTACATTACATGAGGTTGCTTATAAAAATAAAAATAAAAAGAAGACTTAAATTAGTCCGTCTTTTTCGTATTTTGCTCGTGTTGCTTCGTAATCTGCAAGTTGTTTCTCTTTTAGTGCAATAGTAGCATTAATGTTTTTTAATGCTTTGTTAATGAATGCATCATTAAGACCTTTTCCTAAATATTTTTCAGTTTTTACATGTTCTTTCTCTAAACTTGCTATATTAGCCTTAATAGTCTTAATCTGTAAGTCTATTTGCTTTCGAGTTCCTGCTTTTGCTCTTTCTGAGTGAAATGCCATAATAATTAATGGATGTAATTAGTATATAACTTTTTAAAGCTTTCTTCGCCCAGTTCCTCTTCCAGTAGAAACATATCTGCCTTTTGAGGCTTTCTTTCTGTCAGTGCCTTTTTTCTTTTTCAAGTCTTTTACTTTTATTTGCCCTGTTCCTCTATTTACTGATACTGACGCTTCGTCATCTAATTTATCAAGTGATTTATCTAAGAACTTTCTAAATTCCTTACCAGTCCAATTTTCAGGGTTTTCAGATAGTTTGCTCTTTTTGGTTCCTCTATTTGCCATACTATCCTATAACATATCATCCTTATATAAATTTAAAAAAATGAAATTTGCAGATTCTACATCTGCTCACGATTAGCCCTTTTGTGTTCTTTATTTCATATATTTGGTGGCTATGTCCTCGTGCTTTTCTTCGCACATATCGGCGATATCGTAAAATTTGTCGCTTTTTACGAGTGTCGGTATATGGTACTCTTGTATAAGGCATTATGTATGACTCATACTTTTCACATAATTACTATACAGTGGTTCTATTTAAATTGCGTGTTCTTAAAGTGGCTCAGTTTATCGAACAATCTAATACCTTCATCACCACTACACGTTTGATAAAGCCACCACGACTTCAGCTTTATCAGGTCATTGGGTTATTAGCCCTCATATTGAAACCCCTTGAAAGTCCTACATAGTATAATGTATTACTTGTATATAATTGTAATGATGTGCCCCCTATGTGTAGTATCTTGTGGATTATATGCTACCAATTTTTTACAAATTACACATTCAAGTTTTAAATCTTTAGATTGAAGTTTATTGTGTATACGTAAATCTTCTACATCTTTCCAAAAATTATCGTCATATTTCAATTTTACTTCTTTTAAATCAAATTTCTCTAAAAATTCTTTAAATCTAATTTTCTCAACATCGGCGTTCATCACACTTTGAACTTTTTGTTTTATCACTACATCTGGCAGTGGGGGAAATACCGATGTTTGATTAAAATGATTTAGATATGATAATAATCCAGCATCTTTTAAACCAAAACTATGTCTCATCGCTACCCCAAGCGTGTATACACTATAATCTCTTTCTCCTTCTTTTACACCTTTTAAAATTTCAACAACTCCTTTCTTTATACGTTCTGGATTGAACCCATGATTCGATAAACTATTAATGAAACCATCCAAGTCTATATCCTGTATATCCAATGTACTTGAAATTATTTTATATTCTTTACCAGTCTCTGGATTAATTGAACCCGGAATTAATACGTAAGTTCCTTGTGATTGAATGTCTATACGTTGACCTTTATCATTTATTAATCTTAAGCTTTTTTCTGGCAACTTTCCTTTTGGTTTAACACATACGTGATATCCTTTTCCAGTTTCAACTATTAATGTTTCATTTTTTCTTTTTTCCCAGTCATCAAAAACTTTTGATAACTCACGATCATCAAGGTCTATAACCACTAAATTACCCGATGATTCACCACAAAGCACTGCTCCATTTTGCCCTTCTTTAATTTCTATATTACACTTTTCAGTTTGATATATTTTCCAACCACGCTTACCAGTTTGTGGATTTATTGGCATGTTTGTTTCATCTGGAAATTTAGACTTTGGTTTAAGTGGTATTACATTTAGTCCTTTTTCCCTGTAAAGCTTTACAAATCCTTGAATCATATTACCACATTTATGTTAAGCCTTAATATAAATTGATAGGGCTCCACGGACAGAGGCACCTATCTGACAATGAAATCACGGAAAAATTCCCTAAACCGTTGTCCGTGGTCAAATACATATTACCCCAAGTTACAAAACGATATGATGGTCGCTTGTCTTGGGAATATGTATCATAAGTAGTTACTAATTACATAATATAAATGATTAGGATCTTTTTACTCTGTCTAAGATTTTTACCAATACATGCCATAATTGGTCATCTGCTTTATCTTTATAATGATCTTTCATCCATTCATTGCCATCTTCTTTAGATTCCTGTTTAATGTAATCTCTAAGTTCTGCTATTAATCCCAATTCTATTAAATCTTCTAAGTGGTACTTGAATAAATCGGCAGATAAACATATTTCATCACTATAGTTTTTTCTAATCATATTATAGGTTTTTGTACCACCAATCATGTACTGTAATTGAGATATAATTGGTTCACCTTTTTTAAGTGCATGAAATATAATTCTTGTTATTCTCTCTCTTGCAAGTCTTTGTGTATCACTTTCTTCTTGCCATTTTCTATTACGTTCATCAATCAAGTCTTTTGTTTCTGGATAAATGGTTAAAAGTTTTGTTTTTAAGTCGGAATAATCTCCACCGCTTTCATCTTCAGCAATTTCAATAGCACCAATAATTGAGTCTACGTCTTCTGTTGTTAATGTTTGTTTCATATCATGGGTATGTACTAAGGGGTATATAAACCCTTGTGTGTAAAGTTGTACAAAATAAAGTTTATATTTCCTATTGTTCTTATTAAAAGTGCTTGAAAGTCACGCAGTCATTGAGACTCCTAACAAGTATAAAAAAAGGAAAAAACTGAAATGCATTGAAGCCTTGAGGCAGGATTCAGCCACCAAAAAATAGCCTCATTTACTTTTTACGAAATACCCATATTGGTTCACAAAATATTCCTTCTTTATGAGTATTCTGATTTGGTCTTTTAGCCATTCTCATTCCTATGGCATCCTCATATTCAGCACCCTTTAAAGTAGTTATAAACTCATTCATGGGGTCACATATTTTTTGTACCTTATGATGACCATATGCATCAGAAACATTAATTAAAAGAATTCCATCTCTTTTTAACGCACCCCACGCCTTTTCTATTGAAGTAAACAAAAACTTAGTAAGCCAATCATCCAATGTTTTATATCTTATCCATGACTGAGTATTTGCAATGGAATATCTTTCAGTATCAAAATATGGTGGAGAAGTAAATATTGTATCAAATTCTTCTCCTTTATACTCTACTTCTTCTGCAGGCTTTATTATAAATAATGACTCTTTTCCAGTCCTATATGTCAGATATTGATCTCCATATCCACTAAACAATTTCTCGTTGGGGTCTATACCAATATATCTTTCCGCGTTAGATGCATGAAAACCAGCTAATCTATCACCCCATCCCATTGACAAATCAAGAACGTTTTTAGAATTATATTTATTATAAATTGCTTTTGCCACTGATGGTTTAAATTGTGATGCTACATATTTTCTTAAAACTATTGAACTCCATAAAGTCTTACTGTTTACTTCTTTTACATTCATTGTCCATAACGAACCAAATAATGTCTTCATAAACTTATCAGAATTCCATACCCTATAAGGACTAGGTGAATTTAACGAGTCACATTTCATTCTGTTTTCTTGATGAAAGTAATTTGACGACTTATTTCCTATTGTGGATAATTCAATATATGTATCTCCATGAGGTAATTCGTAATCATATTTGAAATAAAAATCACCATTTTTCCATAATTCTTCAGTGTTTAATCCCTGTAATTTTTTAAAATCTTCTTTTGCCTCATCCAACGTTACTTTAGGATATGGTAACTCCATTTTTCTTTTTCTTATTCTTTTTAAAATTTCATCTTTTATTGATTCTTCTATGTATTTTTCGTTAGCTTCCTTCCATTCTTTTTCATTAAATATAATTTCCATTATTTTTCAATCAGTTGTGCGTCTATTAAGAAATCTTTTGTTGATAGATATGTTTTTACTATACCCCATCTATTACTCCATGTAAAATTATCCAAAAGTATGTAGCATGTTTTACACATCATATTATCCCAAGATTCCCCTCTTCCCTTACGGTGAACACTCTCACAAAGTCTACAACGCGTCATGCCCTGTATATAAAGCCAGATCACCCAATATAAACGTACAGAAATCTAATTTTTCATTACTGATTTTTCCCATCCATATGCTAAATCTGGAATTAGAACTTGATAATATTTACTAAATCCATCTTCACCATAAAGTTCTATTAATGCCTTGATATCATCAAGTGTTATTTTTATATTTTCTAATCCTTTTGCTCGTACATCAAATTGTGGAACCATGATCGATTTAAAATCATTTTTGGTTGTATCACTCCAATGACCTAATCCCATTGCATGAGCAAATTCATGTTGAATAACTATTCTAATTGCTTCATCAGAAATTGGTTCTGATGTAAACATTTCTTTACCTAATTTTACTTCATATGAGCCATCTGCATTTTTTGTCATATTGGTAAAATCTAATTGACCTAAATTTATTTCATTTGTTGGTGCAAATGTGAAAATATCTATAAATGAAAATTTATGAGTTGAACTTCTATAATCAAAAGATGTGTATCCTTGTGCCATACCTAAATCACTTTCTATTGGATTTAAATTCTCGGCATCAAATACTATCAATACATTACATTGAGGGAAATCTGTTGGTTTTTTATCAAAGTGAGTAGAATTATGTATGAATTCATATGTAAAATCCCAATTACCTCCATTGGCTTCTTTTTCCAGTTGTTTAGACCATTCACTTATCCATTTTACGGTTTTTTTATAAAGTCCTCTTTTTGCAAAATCTACTTGTGGGTTTTCGGCTTCAAATACACAAACATTTGGTTTATCAGATTCTATTCTTATTTTCATGTATTCTGTATAATCCCCATATGCGAAATTTGTACCTAATAATCCCACGATTAACAAAATCGCTAATAGTGATGCCAGTTTTTGCATAATTTGTATAACCTTTTCTCATATATTAATAGATAAAAGGTATTTTATCAGACCGTATCTAGAATGTCCGAATGGCTTTTCAACCGTCATTATTTCTATATATATACTACTTATAAAGGTTTTCTTTTTATTTTGTTCGTATACCAGTCTTTTCGCCATTCCGCCCATGTCGATGCCTGTAACCCATAATACTTAGCCATAAACGCTTCTGGAGTCATTATTTCCCCATTTAACTTCCATGGTTCAATTTTAACCAAACATGTTCTATCCTTCTTAAATGGTTCTATAACCAAACAAAAAAACTTTTTACTACATTCTTCCAATTCGTTTCTTTCATCTGGAGGAACATAATCTTCTTTTGCCGTATTTTTACATTGGGCATAAAGGGCTATTGAATTATTTGCCCATCGTGGAGGAATTGATCTAACGTCAGCAACTCCTTTAGATGCATATGATCTTACATTATCAAAATGATGGTAAAGACAATAATATAACCATTCATATTCAAAAGAAGCACCTTTCTTATATTGCCAATTTTTACCCATGTTATATTCACATTACAGTCTAATTTAAATGATTAGTACTTTCTACCACACATTTGGCATTTATTATTAACTTTTTCGGTAATAACTTTACAATTTTTACATTCACCATAAGATGGATCTTCTTCCAATGATCTCATCCATTGTTGATGTCCTTTTTTACCACTTCCTTTTCCACCTTCATAAGCATCACGTTTTGATTCTTCGCGATCTATCCCTGCTTCTCTTTCGCAATCTTCGCATAAATTATCATCATTTAAATAATCTTCTTCTCTACCACAACCTTCACATTTTTGATCCTCTACTTCTTTTGAGGCATGATATCCAGCATATTCATATTCTTCTGGAGTTGATTTTTTTCCCGTTAAATAATCTTTCATTGCCAAATCTGTATATTTATCTATTCCTTGATTCTTCCAACCTACATGTGCTCTGTCTTTTCTTGCTGGGTCTTTACTTGCATATGGTTTTCTTCCACTACCTTGACCTCCTTCCTCTGATTTTAACTCAGTGTCTGGATCTCTTAAAAATGCCATGATTGCTCTTTGTCTTCCGTCTATATGCATATCCTTCCATAGTCTATCTGGATATTTTTTGTCCCACCAATCTCTTGCTTGGTACATTGTTGACAGCTCCACTTCATTACCAAAATAACCCCATTGTTGTCTTGCTTCATTTGGTAGGTCGTCCCAACTTCTTCTTGCTAATGGATTTCCTTTCTCGCCTATATCAGCACCCATTCCAAATCCTATATCACTTAATTCTTTTGCTTTCTCTTCATATGATGCAGTTTCCCACCATTTTCTATCTACTTCCCCAAAAAATCCTTTTTGTATTCTACCAAATGGATATTGTTTATAATATTGATAATTAATTTTAGGTGGAGTTTTTTCTATTATTTCCTCATTTGCTGTAGTACCAGTCAAATCTTGTCCATCTGCTTCAGGTTCACTATATCCCCTCACACTATCCATTATACCTTTACCTGTTGGTGCATTTATTTGACCTGTGAATTGTTTATAAATAGAATCTAATTCAGTAGCTTTTTTTTTGTATGATTCATCATATGTATCATGATAATCATCTTCTCCCCCACATCTAGGACATGGTTCTTGTCTTAAACCATCAGAAGACCATCTACTTGGTACGTCTATATATCCATCTCCTCCACATTCTGGACAATTTGGATCTACTTCATTGGCTTTTTCATCAGGGGCTAATAATTGTAGTAATATTGCAATATCTTCTTCTTCATCTTCACCTTCTTTTTCCTCTTCTAATTCATTATCCAATAATCTATCTAAAAGTTTAATATCTTTTGGATCATCTACTGATTCATTATCAACTATTTTTAATGTATATGGTAATGATCCACTAACTGATTTCTCATAATCATTATTCCATTCATCAACTGCTCTTTGTGCTTCTGCTTTACTATTAGTTTGAAGTCCCCAGTCATTTCCTAATGACGTTACTATTTTATATTTTAATACTTCTGGCTTGTAATTTGAATCATCTGTATCATACCAATCTTCATCGGCTTTTGTTTCTGAATCAAGTCCTTTTTGTGGTTCTTCATATTCTGTAGGAAAAGTTTTATCTAACCAACCTTTTATATCAGATTTTACATGTGATTCACTATCATATGGTGCATAATCCCTTTCTGCTTTCCATGCATCTTGTATATCTTTGGGTAATTCACTCCATTTTAATCCTCTAAATTCACGAAATATTTCACTGTATGGATGTTCAAAACTTCCTCCTTGGTTCCAATCTTCAACTGGTGACATTCTTCCTGTTGCACTACCATATCCGTACATTGATTCCCATACATATTTATGAAGTTCTATATCTTGATTTGGTATTTTGACCTCTTCAACTTTTTCATACAAATCATATTTTACTTCTCCCCCCAAGAATGTGACATCGTTTACATTTACTTGTATCCCATCTTCATATTCATTGTGAACTCCATCTACTCTTACAAAAAATGAACTATCATCTATTAATGGTATTGCTCCTACTCTCCCTGTTTGTCCCGCATAAGTTCCCTTGTTAATCTTAACTTTTCTTCCTTGTCTTTCTGGCTCAAATTCATTTGCATTTGATTCATTAGATTTAGTTTCATCTTCCACTAACTTATCATAATATTTGTTTGATATTTCATGTCTTCTTTGATAATCAGCATGTCCATCAACACCACTATATCCATTTGGATTTCTTTTTAATATAGCATTTATTTCTTCAAGTTCTTCTGGAGTACCATATTGTTTTACCAATAACTGTGCATTTTTACCATGGTTATTTACATCTTCGTTTCTTTCATATTGTTTAAGTGTAAACCTCTTTTCTTCTTTTGGTTTTTCTGTTTTTGGTTCATCTTTAGCCCAAAATGGTTTTTCCCCTGTTTCATCTTCAACTAATTTATCATAATATTTTTGTGATATATCATATCTTCTTTTATAATCATCATGATTGATACCGTGTTCACTTTTATCATGTCTATCTTTTATTTCTTCCATTTCTTTAATTTCTTCTGGCGTACCATATTTTTTTACCAAGTTTAATGCATTTAATGTATGAGCATTTCTACCTTCATTTCTTTCATAATCTTTAAGTGTAAATTCTTTCTTGCTTTTTTCTTTTGGTTGTCCTGCTTTTGAACTTCCTCCACCTTTAGTTGTAAATTTTCCTGTTTGTTCCCGTGGATGTTCTTGTTCTACAAAGTCTTCTTCTGCTTTATCTAAATCATCCCATATATTTGCTGGGGGTTGTGTTCCCGCGGGAGGGCCTGATACACTTACAGTTGATTCTTCATCACCAAATTCTTTCTCAAGTTGTTGATGTATTTTCTTTTCTTCTTCCTTTGGTTGTTCTCCCATTAATTCATGTTCTCTTTTTATCATTTCCTCTGGAGTATGACCGTCTATATCTTCATCACCAAATTTTTTCTTTAATTTTTGACTATAACCTTGAAACATGCTTTTTGCTATATCTGGAATATCACTAATTGTTGGTTGTCTTACTCTGTGATTATCATCAAAGTCTACCCATTGTCCATCTTCTTCTGCCACTGATTCATAAGACGTTACATAACCCGATTCTAAAATCTTTATTTGTTCTTCTTTCGTAAGTTCATCCCATTCTTTATTAGCTGTATCTGTTGAAAGTCCAGATCCCATTGCTAATCCTGCTCTTACATAAGAATCTCCTTTTTTCCAATAATCACTATAATCATAGTGGTATGTATCTGTATTAATTCGTTCCTCAGTTGCTTCATTACTATATCCACTTGTATAAAGTTCATAAATATTATCTTGTATATCTTCAGGTAATTCCCAAAACTCTTTATCTTGTAAATCTGTATTTGCATTAATTTTATCTAATGCCTTGCTTCTGAACTCTAAGTTCTTTGGACTTGCACTACCCCACCAACTTGTTACACTTTCTGTTGATGTTGACTCATTAATTCCATGTTTATTTCTAATATGTGTATCTAATTCAGTATCAGCATCTGTTTCTTGCCAAAGGTCATCAGGTTTAAATGAAGTTTCAAAATTACAATGTGGACATTTTTTGTGGCTTATATCCATTTCTTGTCCCTTTTGAAATGGTTCTCCAGATTTTTCAAGTTCCCAATCGAATACACCTATTTCTGGATCTTCTATTCTTTTCTTTTCTGCTTTCATTCTTATTCTTGCTCTTTCTAATTCTTCTGGATCATAATCAGTTGTTTGTGATTCAGGCTTGTCGCCTTCCGTATAATCCCATCTTCCTTCGTCTGATTCATATTCTTTCATCATTAATCAACCATCATAATCTAATTCTGGATCATAACCTCCAATTTCAGGTTGTCTTTTATCCCGTCTTCTTGGAGGATCATCAACATCTAATTCTGGATCATATCCACCTATATCAGGCTTTCTTTTATCCCATCCTTTTGGATGATCATCGTCTTCGTTTGATTCTTCTTTATCTTCTTTTTGTTTTTTCTCAATATCTTTAAATAATTTTACTCTATATTCTGGATCTTCTAAACCCTCAGTTATTTCATTATGTTCTTTTTTGATATGATCATTTAATTTATCAACATTAATTAATTTTTCACAATGAGGGCATTGTCTCGTAAACTGTCCGCTTATTTCTTTCGCATATGATTCTCTTCCTTCTCGTGGACGGTTAATTTGATATGTTCCTTTTGGAAAGTTTTTGACATAATCTCTTGCTTCTTGTTCTGAATTAAAATACCATAAATCTGATCCTACTGTTAATACTGACCATGATTCTTCTTTTGGTTTATCACCAAAATTTGCATAACCTCCGTCTTCTTTTGCATATGATTCACCTATACCATGTTCTTCTTTTAAATGTGGTTTTATTGGATCTGCATTATCAAAAGTTCCCATGAAATATGTTTTATAATCACACAAATCACATCTCCAATATACTCCTTGTGCATGTATTGGTAAACCTTCATTATTTGCGTCTGGAGTATCAAGTGCTCGTAATACCATATCATCGTTATATGCTTCTCCAAACAAATCTAAATTATAATCGTGTTTACCATCCCATTTGTTAGGAATTCTTTCACCATTAACTCTTACTTCATAATCTGATGTCATTGCTCCAAATTCTTTTATACCAATACCATCAAGTGTTACATACCCTTCATGTTTTTTTGGATTATAATCTGTAATAGTTCCAACTTTTTGCCCATGTTGATAAAGATCACCGCTTGGAATTTTTGCTTCTCCTGCTCTGTTTTTTAAATCTTCTATTCTTTGTTTTACACTTCTAATGTTTGCATTTATATTTGTTAATTCAAATCCCCTACTATCTTCTGGCGAAAAACTCCAATCTCGTGGTACTATTGGTCTTGCTTTTATCTCTGTTTTTTCTTCTTCAAGTCTTGCTAATTTTGCTTCTAATTGTGTTATTGCAGTTGGATCTTTACTTGATATTCCAGTACTCCATTCTGTTGCTTTTGATTCATTATATGTTCTATTCCAATTTCTGTTATCTTCATCTGTAAACCAATAACCTGAACCTTCTCCTGTTTCTCGTATATTTTTACCACATTTAATACATATATCATTTTGTTTGTCTTCTTTTGGAACGTGTGGTTCTCCATCAGTACAATTAGTTCTAAAATTAGGATCACTTACATGTCCGAAATCTGTCCAATTTGCTTCATTTGTTTTTGATTCTTGACCAAGATATCCATAATAAATATCTCCTTCTTCTTTACTTTGACCGGGATGAGCCCATAATTTCGCTGGACATCCAGTACATTCAAATGTTCTGTCTCCATCAGCATCTCCTACTTGTTCCCAATTATGTGTATGTTCTTCATTTGCATAAGATTCACCTAAAGGACTCATATCTTCACCACTTGCTTCTACGCAGTCATAATGTGCAATTTGATTTAATCTGTCATTACGCACTATTCTGTTTCCTTCTGTGTCATGTGAACCCCATCCACTATCAGCACTTACACCACTCAATTCAAAATCTTGTCCACATATCGAACATGTTTGATGTTTACCAAAATTAATTGCTTCATCACTAAGTTTGTTTGCAGATAAAATATCACTATCATCTATATATCCATCATCAAAATACATTCTTTTAACTGCGTTTAATGCATCTTCTTCATTTGCATCTTTACCCAAATTAACGTTAACCTTACCATGTGTAATTGTATTAACTCTCCACTTTGATTCAGTTGCTTTTACTTCATTTCCCAAACCACATTTAGGACATGCTCTACCAATAGGATTTCCATTTTCATCTTTCTTTATAGTTACTTTTTTATTACCACATCTAGGACAAGCCCAATCACTATCAAATGCTTCTGAATAAAAATCAGAACCTAAAGAATCAAAATCTGTATCTGCCATTGCTCCTTGAATTCCTGTTTGAGTATATTGACTTGGTACATGGGCTCCGTGCTCTTGTTGCATGTGATAATCCAATGTTTCTGGCTCCTTAATTAATTCCTTACAAAAAGGACATTCTTCAGGTAAATTATATTCTTGTTCAGTTGCATGGAATTCATTAAAATGAACGTCTCTTTCTTTACTATTATAAAACTTCTCGTTACATCTACTACATTCTATAGCTTTTTTTTTATAATCAGGCGATAAATGATTTTTCTCTATGTTATAAATATCTGCATAGGCTTCATTAACCTCTTTTTCCTTATCATCTTTTATTGGTTTATCCATAAGTCCTTTATGTAAAGCAAACAAATCTTCATCATTATCTATTACTAACTCATCTTCTTCTTTTGCATATGCTTCTGAAGCATCGGCTTTAAGTTGTGGAGATAAGTTAAACCAATCTAAATCTGCTAATGTATATGCACTACCTTGATTAATTCCTAATGATTCAAATAATTGTGCTTTCTTTTCTTTTTCTAATACTCCCCATGATTCTGATAATGAATCTACTTTTTTTAATGGTTGTTCTTGACTTGATAATCCTCTTGCCCCTCCTTCATCGCCTTCTTTTTCTTTTTTCTTTGATTTTGCTTTATCATCACGCCAATCATGTCCAAACTGTTGTTTATATTGCAAATCATCCATATCATCTTCATTTGCTTTTGATTCATTAACTTTTTTACTTAAGTATTTTTGTGCGTCTGTTGCATCATATGATGACCAATCAACTAATGTACCATCTTCAGTTTCATAATGTGATCCCTTATCTATAACTTTTTTATCTCCTATATCTCTCCAGTTGACTTCCCTTGATTCTAATTTCTTTGAACATTGGGCACAATAACCTGTATCCTCTTGAAGAACTCTTGAATTTCCACATTTACGACAAACTTGTAAATCCCATGCTGTGGTTTCTTCATTTGCTTTACAAAATGCTTCTGAATAAGTATCATTCATTGCTTCATGAGCCTGTTCTACATGATTTTTATATTCTTCGTTAGTATTAAACCCTTTTCCACAAACTCCACAATCAATCATATCTTACACCCGTAGTATTCTTTTTGGCTTCACCAGCGTACAGTCTCATTTCACCAACCTCGGCTTTATTACATTCAGATAACCTTTTTCCAAATAAAGTCTTTGCTACTCTATCGTCATCTGAAACTTCAACGCTTCTTATTTGTCTTATAGCGTCTTCATATTCTAATCCGTGATTAATAAATAGTTCTCTTGCTATTTTATCCTCATGATAACCATCAAGTTTTCTGTCATAAATTACTTCATTAACAGTTTCTTTTTCTACGGGTACATCTAATGCACCTTCCATAATATCCGCGAGTGATTCCCCGCCTTTAGTTTTACTTCCTACATAAGATGATAATATTCTTGCTTCGGTTGCTTTTACATCTTCTTTCTCATCAGCATTATATTCTTCTGCTTCCACTTCCATTACACTTATATCTACCTCCTTAAGTAAATCTGGCACTTTCTTGTTTGAATGTGATTCTAATCCATATTTGTTAATTTGTGCATTTGCTATTTTCATTGCTCTATCCCTTGAATAATCTGGATTCTCTCTTTGTATTGCATCTGCCATCTCTGTGTGTTTGCCTGTGTGTTCTTCTTCTGAAATATCTTCTTCTGCTACTTTGTCACTAAAATATGTATCAAAGTCATTGTGTTCATGTGGATGTTCTGGATCATAATCTTGATGTATTGGTTTTTCATCTATTACTTGTTCTTTCCATTCTTCTGGCTGTGTTTCTACTGCACCAAGTCTTAACAATGTCTTAAATAAAAGTGGTTTATTAACATGATCTAAAATTCTTAATGTTCTTGGATGTAATTCATTTGCAGTAACTTTTTGTGCCACTTCTGATGTATATATTTCTCTGTTAGCAGGATCTTTTTCTACATCCTTGGTAGATTCCCATCCATATTTGTCTAGAATTTCTGATTCTAACTCAATTAAAAGACTTGCTTCTGAAGCTGGTCTTCCTTCCTGTTCATATGGTGTTCTTGTTCCTCTCTTAAATAATTTATTATCATAAAAGTAATGATTTGGATTATCATCATATCCTTTCTTTCCTTTTGGAAGTTTTGGTTCTGTTACTGTTGGTGCATCATTTTGTGGAAATGTTTGTCTTGCAGATTCTCCTCTTAATATTTGTCTTGCCCACTTTAAATTATCTTTTGTCAAGTCTGGATCAATATAAAGTGATCGAGAATAAGCCTCTCGACTTTCTGTTTCGCTTTCTTCATTGTCATGATTCACTTTTCTGTGAACTCTAAAATCTTCTTCTGCAGTAAATGTTTCTTCACAATCTTTACATTTGTATCTACTGTCACCCTCTACTTCATATACATTTGCTCCATAAGAATCACTAAAGTATCCCATTTCATGCAATCTATTAGAAACATAGAATTGTGCTGAGGGAGGAAGTGAATAATAACTCATAGTTTCGTATGAGTTACTTTTCAAATCTCCTTGGTATACATTTTTTGTGTTATTAGAAATGTTTGCCTCATTTGCTATATCCCGACCTAGAATTATAGCTCTTGTTTCTGGACTTAAACTGTTCCAAATTTCACTTTCACTTGCTGTCGCTAAGGACATATCATTGCTGATATCTCTAGATGAAAGGTCAGGCATAGAAATAATTAGTTTTTCTTGTTTATAAGCATATACTAAAATCTTGATTTCTTTCCCCAAATTATTACAATATAAGCATTTCTGGCTGAAAACTTTGGTTTTTTACCGTTATCTAGGAATGCAATTCTTTTAAACACTGGTTCATATGTTATTCGTTCTCCCTTCCTTCGTGGAATTTCTACACCATTCCAAAATCCTTTAGAAGACATTACATTAGCAGGCACAATCATAAATATTCTCATACCATATTTAGTCCATTGTTGGTACGCCCTTGGAAGGAAAAGTTGTAACTTAGAATTAGGAGGATTACACCAAACATCTCCCCATTTTCTTTTACCATGTACAGATTTGATGTTCCAATCATCTTTTAAAGCATTTGTAATTCCAGTCATACATTTACAGTTTCTATGAGTACATGCCACATCCACTTCAAACTTCATTCTGTATTCTTTTTCTACTGATGGAATAAACCAGTCTGGAGTCCACCATTCGTCTGATTTACTTTTTTTACTTCTTTTTCTTTGATGCAGTTGACTCATATTTTTTCACCTTTTGAAATACTGAAAATATTCTCATATCTTGGTTGGGAATGGATGTCACTCCAATAAGTGCGAATCTCTTTAAACATCTTGGTACATTATTAGGGCTTATTTGATCTAACATGGCGATAAATCCTCCTATTTTACAAACCCTTGTCATTTCTTTAATTACTTTACTTCTATTTACCATTGGCTTATCATAATATTTTAAACTTGCTTCTTTATTATAAGGAGTATCAGATTGAACCCATAAAAATTCTTCATCTTTTATTTCTGTCATATTCTCGGCATTACAAAGAAAATCTGGCTTGTATTTTGGATCAATGTCCAATCTCATTCCTTCTTTACAAGAAATTCTACCACTACAGACATGAAGAATATCAACTGGATTAGTAGGATAAAAATCTTGAAAAGCTGATTTTAATCGTTTTAAAAATCCTGCAGGGTAAGCTCCAGAAAATTTATTTCCTTCACTATCTTTTTCAGCACTACCACATAACCATATATCGGCTATGATATTGAACTCCTTGTTCTGAAAATTATACTTTTTAAAACTCATATCGATTGACAAAATAATCAAACAACTCCTTGTATTCTTTTATTGGATGTACCTTAGTTTCCATTAATGAAATAATCTTATAATCCTCATTAATCATCAATACTGGAGCACCTTCCATAAGTGCTCTAATAGCCATTCTAATGTCTTTGGTAACTAAAACCCATCCGCTTTCTTTTACCCATTGAATAAGCAACCTATCATCTGTTCCACGTTTGAACTTCTTTTTACTATTCATTATTTTATATTGTGGAAACAATTCAATATCTTCATCAGACATTGCGGTGTTTTCATCAATAAGAAATCCTTTTGGTTTCCAACCAAGTCTAAAATTCTTTTGAATCCTAGTTTCGCCCGGTCTTAATTTGCCTCCAGCATAAAATATATCTTTTTTACCAAATCCTAAGACCATGGTGGTATCAACTCCTTTGGAGGGTTACAGATTGTTCTGAATGGACAATATCTACAATATTTAGTGATAACCCTATCTGGCTCCACTAATTGTTTTATCTTATCTAACCTATCTATTACCCATGATCTAATTTCATCTACTGGTTTCAAGTCAAACACAAAAGGTAAAGGATCTTTAAATGAAGTGGCTTTGTCTAAATAAAGAAGAACGCCTTTCTTTGCCTGTACACCATCACAAATATAATTCAATAACTTATAGATGTTAAGCTGATTAACATAACTTTCGTCTGGCTCTGTCAATTCTTTCTTTTCATAAGTACCTCCATTTTTGTAATTTATCTTCAATGATGACCATGTTTTCTTGTCTGCTATTACCAAATCCCCTTCCCATTCGATTAAATCATCAGATGTGCCTGTAACACAATCAAATAGATTATAATCATTAATATCCTTTACATCTATCGGCTTCATAGTTCTTATATTAGCACTAAATTTAATCTCATTTTTCTTTGCCAATGGTGTTAATTGATGTAAAAGCTGTCCAACATAGAAGTTGGCAATAGATTCTGCACTAAGTGGCTCTGGCTTTTCCCTAAATTCATACCAGCTCTTTCTCATACATGCTCCCGTAATATGTGATGCATGAACTGTTCTGCTACGTTTTTCACCGCCAACTACTAACTGTTTCTGTGCTTCTTTAAATCTTCTTATTACTTCTTCACCAAGTCGTTTATCTTCTAATGAATCCATTATTCCACCCTCTCAACATAAACATCCAATCTTGGTTTATTTCGCTTAATCTTTATTATTTTAACTGGAAATGTTTTTGTTATAACAGAATGCATTTTTGTGGTTTTATCTAATGATTCTTCATTTGTATTATATGAATAAGATATTGTAAATCGCTTCCCTTTTTTTATGTCGCCCCAATACATTGTTTGTGGAAAAAGTGAAGCCCAATGTTTTGATTCTTCTGAATCTTTGTCAATATCTATATGAATCCATGATTCACTAAATGCGTGTTCTTCTTTCATTTTCTTTTCACCCATATCTTTTTTATGTCTCTTTCTTGGTTATATTCAGTATGCGTTACTTCATACTCAAAACTAGGTTTACCTACAATCAATACTTCTTTATCTTCATCTATGTATATTTCAACTGTCATTTACCATAACCCCGATTTATATTTATCATATCTATTATCCAATAAACTATATGATACTGGATCTTTATTCCATCTTTCTGGCATTTCTGTTTCACAATCCCACCAAATATGTAAACCAGTATCTTCAGTAACTGTTCCTCCTTTCTTTAAAATTTCTTGTACTTCTGGAATAAAATCTATTAATCTACTACGACCAAAATGAACTGAACCATCATACACATGAACATTAAATTCTCCTTCACAAACCATATTATTTCCTCGTGATAAAGTACTCCTGTTTCTTTCCTAATTGTTTTAATACAAGTCCAGTAACATGGTTAACTGTTTCATTGTTACCAAGTCTTTCCTCATATTTGATTTGTTCTCTCTTTAAGAATGATTGAACTTTATTATCTATTAGTTTTGCTCCATTAAAACTTTCTTGTCTTCCTATCTTCATATATGGTTTTACTCTCTTTATGTAAAAGTTTAAGTTATTATATTTCTTAAACTCTCTCATTACCATAGCATGGGATAACTCATCAAGTGGATCTTGATATACACTACTTAATAGAATTGGAGAATCAGTAACCATTACATCTACCTTTCCATTAAGCCTAAATTGTCTTTTTGCCTGTTCTGTAAAAATGTCCAAATCATTTCTTTGAATATGAAGTCTTTCTTCCCACACCAAATCTTTTGCATATTCTGATACATATTCAGCATTTACATTGTGATGTTTTAATAATGTAAATACTCCTGTGGCACATGTGCTTTTTCCAGCTCCTGCTCCCGCAAATAGATTTACACATATTGTAGATACTTTAGCTGTATATCTCTTTTTAATATATTCTGCTCTTTCTTTCTTTGTCATTCTTTTTCTCATCTGTTGTCCTCTTTAAATTTTTCAATGTTGTGGCTCAACCCTTCTTTTTTCATATATTCAGGATTAATGTCATATAATATTGTTTCTTTATCATATGAATTCCATTTTAACCAACCTTCTGTCGTTTTTTCAAATCCTATTAATATTTTATTACATTTACTACACCTAATAAAAATCTCTTCTCCAATCTCATTAGAATGTTTTTTTATCTCTTTATTAACATCTTTTATATTCCATTCATGACCATTCCATAAACACTTGAATCTTCCTAACATTATAATATCTACCTTTTATCCCCCATATTAATTAACCAATTTCAACCTTTCATTTGGCTTTTCTATAATGATATTTCTATCATGTTGTGCATTTATATGAGTAATTGCGTCATCATAAGTTTTCCAGTGTATTTCTTTACTCATGTTTGTTGCTAACTCGCTTTTAAATACATCTCCTTTTTCTTTTTCCAATTCTCTAAAAAGACGAAGAAATGTTTTATCTTTTGTTTCAGTATACTTCATTAAATTATTGCTTGCCTCACTGAAGCTTCCTCCTTTCTCATATGATAACCCAAAGCTTTCTATACATCTTTTATAAAAATCTAATGTTATATCTATACATTCTTTATCAACTTCTTCCTTGAACAAAAGTTTAGCGAATGCATATGCAATTCTAACCAATGCTCCGTATTGTCTTTGATCCATATTAATTGAGTTTTCGTCCTGTTGATAATTTTCTCTTTCTACATAAAAATCTGACAAATATTTTTCCGTTTCTTCTGACATGTGGGGAATTAAATCTCTAACAGAATTAATATAACGCATTAATTCATCTTTATTAAATGGTGGTATTATTTTACCAGCTCTCCATTTTCTAATGTGATCTGTAATAGCCCTATCTCTTATCTTGTTTGGTATGTTTAAAAATCTAATCATCGAATCAAATCTTGATAACATGTGAGGTTTGATGTCAACATTTTCTGCTATACTAGGATGTTTTAAATCCCATATGGAACCAATAGGATTAGCAGTCGCTATTATGGAAACATTTGTATGGAATGATACGTTCATACCAGCTATATCTCTACTACATCTTCCGTTTTCAAAAGCTTCTAATAACATATTGTAATTTTCACTTTTCATTTTATCCAGTTCGTTTATAACAACGTAGTCGTTTTTTACGAGAGGCCCCAATGACATACTTGGTGAACCATCTGGCAATTTGATTTGACCAGCACCAAGTCCCACACCTGTTGAACCTGTTCCATCAACTATAATTGAGTTGGGAGTAATTTCAATCGCCCAATTAGCAATTTCTGTTTTGGAAGTAGCAGGATCACCACAAAGAAAAATATGAATTCGATCTTTATAGTTATCTTGTCTTACTCCTCCTGTTAAATTCAAAATACATGCTAATTTTCCTTCATCACCATATTTTATGTGTGGTGCATAACTGTTTACCAACATGTCTATTAATTTGCCATCTTTTGCTAATTGTTTCATCTTCTCTGCAGATGAAATATCCATTTTTCCCGATTTGTCTATTTCCATTGATTTTAATGTAACTACATCTATCAAAATTTCACTTTTAATTTTTGATTTGTTTCTGGCATTATTTGGAGGTATTGATTTGAATATACCAGTTACCATTACCTTTTGATTATAGTCTATTAATCTTGCTTGTTCTCCGTGTATATCAGCCATAAATCTAATTGGATTACGTTTATTTTTATCACCAACTATTTCTTTTAAATATACTGTCACAACAGTTTCACTTTCTCCTATTCCATCATTTTTTGTTCTTCCTCTACATGTTGGACAGTCTGGAGCCCGTCTTCTGTCTGGATCATAATTATATGTTATATCTTCCTCACATTCATTACAAACAAATATTTCTGTTATTGGTATTGTTTTTGGATCAGATATGGTTTGTATTTCACATGGAAATGTTATTATTCTTCTTTCATGTTCTTCTGCATTAATCTCTCCCATTTCAACTGATTTATCAATATGAATTATCATGCTTATTTTTCTATATTGATTTATTATTTTATCTATTTCTGATACATCAGTATCCTTCAGGTTATTTTTTATATATGCCCTTATTATTGATTCTCTTAAAATCTTTCTAAATTTTTCTCTTTTGTCGTTCAACAATTCACCAAATATTTTGTTTTCATATAGTGAAATGTTAATTGTCGAATCTGGCTTTAGATTATTAATATCATTTATTCTATCTTGTATGAAAAAATCAGCTATTTTTTCAATATATTCAAAATCATCCATTGTAATCATTTATCTTTAACTGTATTATAAACGTTTGTGAATTAAGCAGATTTAAAGTTAAATAAAAATTTAACTTGTAATTTGTTCTGAATGATAAAGTCTTTCATGTTCCTTGTTTCCACTGTCTTTCTGATAATAACCATCACAATAAAGACATTTTGCGTATGAGTCTTTTCCTAAAAATCGTTGTTTATCATTTTTGTCTGTTCTCCAACAATTACATGGTTCGCCTGTTGCTGGGTCTACTGGTGGCTGTGGTTTTCCCGTCCATGGTTTCCACTTTAAAACCTTATTACAATTTCTACACTTTGGAGGCTCTCGCTTCACTTGGATCATCCCATAAACCTAATGCTCTTAATACTTCTTCTTTAGATGCCATATCTATTTCATGGCTTCGTTTAGGATTCCATAAATTTGGAAAATCATCTGCATGGAAGTCATAAACTGCCCATTTTGCCTGAGCCAGAGCTTCTTTTTGATACCAATCTTTTGCTCCTCTCTTTTTAGACTTGTCATGAATTTTACCCATTAATCTAACTGCTATTTTCTCAGATGGAATAGCTATATCCAAAGTACAGTTGGGAGCACTTGCACCATCAATCTTTAAATTTTTCACTGTATATTCCTGTTTAACTAAAGCCACTCCTAATCTATCTCTCAAAATCCTAGCACATCTAACTTGTTCTCGGCGATATTCAGTATTTCCTTGTTCGCCCATGTTTCTTAAAATCCAATTACTGTTTCCCATTTTACCACCATGAATAAAAAATAAAAATTAAGCCTTCACCTTTAACTTACGAATTTTGTTCCAATATGGCGACTTACATCTTGGATCTGGACAATTTTTAGGCTCAATTATTTCTACACCAAGAATCTTTTTTCCTATGTTGTTTCTTTTTATTATTGCTCTTAGAAACCATTCATAGTCACATCTATTACATGAACGTTTTGGTGCTCGTAAGTAACTAAACTTATCCCCCATGAAAATGGTATATACCTAACTGAATATATACTTATAGGTTGATCACTACTGGTTCATTAACCAAATTATAATGTTCATTTACCACTGAACAGTTTATAAATGTAGTGTCTTTTTTCTTAAGAATTCCATATCCTTCATGGATGTGTCCAAATATGTTATATTTTGGCTTGTTTCTTTCAATCTTGGCTAGTAATAACTCATCACCTACATGTTCGTTGGGATTAAATCCTGTTTCTGCCACCTTATCCAAGATGCCTTTTGGTGGACAATGGGTTAACAATATATCTGCATTCTTTGGCATCCCCTTCCATGCTCCTTTCATATCATATCTAGGTTTGCCAAATGCAAAGTAGTTATAAACTTCACTATTCCATGGTGTATAAGGTGAACCCCAAATTTTTATTCCCTCTACTTCTACAGTATTATTTAACAAATAATATGCATTACTAAATATCTTATATCCAAGTGATTTGTCCTTTCCCAATGACAAATCATGATTACCAGCTATTACTATCTTATATGAATGTGGTAACTTACCAAACCATTTATTAACATCTTTTAACACATCTATTTCTCCACTCATTGTTAAATCTCCAGCATGAAGTAATATATCACCATCTGGAACATTTACATGATGATGAAACCCATGTGTATCTGCTATAGATACTATCTTCATTCTTGTTCCCTTTTTTTAAAAAGACTGTACATTACTGTATCTTCATCCCATTCTATATTACAATATTCACAACGATAATAAAGCATAGAAAGAATTGTAAGTATTGTTGTTTCTCTTCCACATTTTGGACAAAAAATATTAGTCCCCAATTTTATGTACCTCAATATAGCCAGAGCACTTCAAACAATGAAGTACTTCGTCTTTCCATTCTGTATTACACTGTGGGCATCTTTTCATGTAAGTATTTCCCCTCGAAATTCTTTATATTTGCTTTTACCAACTCTGATAATATTATTTCTCTTTGTGATGTATCTTGTGAAAGTGCCAGATCTCTTATACTTTCCCATTTTTGTTTCAATAACTTAGGACGTGTAGAATGTTCATCCATTTCATAAACTGTTTGATAAAGTCCTTTTCTAGAATAATCTACAACTAATTTACCATTTTCTTTGACAATATTTACGCAACCGGGAATTGATCTCTTATATGGATTTGATACAGTTAATTTCATTCTATCTGCTCCATCAGAGTATGCAGTTTTCATAGCATGACCTAAATAATCTCTATCCAAGTCATTATAATAGCCAGCACCTACTCCATAACTCATAAATTCCAATGGTATGCGTTTTTCCCTTAATATTTTATCGTATTTCTGTACTTTTTCAAGTGACATTCCTTCTCCTATTATCATTGATACGTTCTTAAATTCCCAAAGCTTCACTAATCCATAAATCTGTATAGTTTGGCTTAACACATCGCCTGAATCAGGTCTAAGTACTACATGTATTCCCTGTTTTTCTGCATGTTCTAGTACATCTCGCATCATTTCATGAATGAAACGACTTGGATCATATGTATCAATTACAAGTGCAACAATATTATGACCGTGGGCTTTTGCTTGATCTATTGAATAAATAAATGCCTGTTTTTCATCATCAAATTGTTGTATAGTTTTATGTGCAGTTGCTGGAATACTTCCTAATGAAGCATTAGGACAATGATATTTACCATGAAAGTCATCAGTACCTGTTAAAAACATATTCCATGCTGTTGTAGCCCAATATGCGTCTTCCATAGAACGATGCCCTCTAAAACCAAAGCTATGGAGTCTATGTAATGGCAGATTGTTTTCTTCTAAGTATCTTCTCATTTCAAGTGCTCTAGTTGCACATGCACTAGGAAAATACGAATGTAAAAGTACTCCTTCCCACCACGTTACTAATTCACCAAAATCTTCGTCTGTATTAGTTATCTGAGCAAAAGGCGTTCCCTGTGGAACCCATGTACCATCTGGAAGTGCTTCTACCTGAAGTGGTATCCATCCATGTAGTTTATCAACTAAATTCATCCACATTTCGGTAGGAAATGGCATACCCATTTTTCTGGCACAATCTTCTGCTTCCATAACCATTGATTCTTGAATCTTCTGATTTAATAACTTTATGACAATTTCATTAAACCCATACAATATCATTGGTTTTGATCTATTGTAAATATGTGATATTTCATAATCTTGGTTCTTTTTAAGAAAGAAGTGACTTAGATTATAACAATCAGTTAATACTAATGGATTAGAATAAATATCATCAAGAGTCATTTAGCGGTCTTCCGATGTAAAGCCCTTGTCTACCCAATACTTGAACAATTTGTGGTTCGATACCTGAACCTACTTCTAATCGTATCAATATTTCCATATGATCTTTTCCCATAATTTCTTTTGCTCTTACTGCCATGATGTCACCTATCTTAGAACCGCCAAAGTATACAGAGGCATCTAATGGAGTAGAGTTAGAATTATCTGTTATTATTTCTTTTTTCTTTTTGCCAAACATTCTAACCAAAGTGTCCTCCTTTGCTATCCTTATTATTAGATTGTTTGGTGGTTTTGATTTTATCGTATATTTCTAATGCGGTTTCGGATAGTTCTTTAACATCTAAAACTTTACTCTTAACTGTTACATTGGCATTTCTATTATACTCATTTGTGCTGTCATTGATGGAAATGTTTACTTCATTTCTGGCATTTATTTCCTCTTCATCATCAGTTTTTTCTATATGAACAACTCTATCTTCTCCTTCTTCACTCATTTATTTCTCATCCTTTTTATCTTTTGGTTCAACTGGAGGGAACCCTTTCTGTCTCATCAACTTATGTGAATCTTCCAAAAGAGTTACAAATTCCTCAACAAACAAATCCAATGTATCTGATTGTGCTTCTGCTTCTATTTGCCATTTACCTGATGCATTTGCATGTGCTCCTAATTTATATCTCCATCCAGTTTTAAAATTATAAATTTTCGCATTTACAGTTTTTTCGTTGTTTTGACTCATTGTTCAACACCCAAAAATTTTTGAATTGGAAATCCATGATCTTCCATTGTCTCTTCTACTTGTTTCTTAAACTCTAAATACTGAAAATATGGTATATCTGCTTTAACATTAACTCTCCATTTACCGTTTGCATTCTGATGTGCTTCAATATTATACTTCATCTAATACCACGTAGTGTTCCTTTCCCTTTTTATCTATGGTTTTCTTCTCTATATTAATGATTCGTTTTTCAGTTGAACATTCTGGATTCTTTTTAAAGTCATCTAACCTTCTTATACTCCATTCTGCACCACCACCTTTACAATATGGTTCTGTTAATTCCACCAAAATAGCACTGAATTCATATCCTTCACAATTTCTCCAATCTTTGAATATCTTTACATGGGCTCCAGATTTGAAAATAGTTTCCTTTAGTCTTTCCTTGTATGTAACATTTCTTGGTTTTCCTCTTAATCTGTATCCACAACATGGACACCATAATCCTTCATATTTAATGTAAATTTCACAAATCTGACATCTCTTTTGTCCAGAAGCATATCTTCCTATACCTCTTGGTTTGGTAGCTTTATGTCTTATACATACGCCTTTACAGGTCATTTTTTTATTTCTCCATTACAATAATTACATCTTACTGTTTTTGTTATTTCGCCAAAATGTACTCCTGCTTCAGGATGTTTTTGACATATTAATTTTTCATTCATTATAAGAACCTATATACCATGGGGTATATAAATGTATGTTTATCCTTCTCCGTTTTCGATGCCTTTTTTAGTAAGTACTAATACAGCTTCTGTTTTAGCATGATTTGGTGAATCTACCAAGTGGGCTATAATTATTCCTTTATTTCCTTTCTTTTTTAAATATATTCTATGTGTTATAACATGACCTAAAGTCATACCACCAATAGGTTTTGTTTTATCACCATAACCAAGCATTGATAAATCTTGTTGTACTTGATTCGCTACTAAAATTACAACATTTTTATATTCTGCCAATCTTGATATGTGTTTCACATGTTGATTTAAAAGCACTTGTCTATTAGACAATTCTCCCCTTCCACTATAATCTAATCTAAAGTGATTAGTTAAAGAGTCAATAATAATTAATTTTACTTGTTTTTCCTTATCTTTTTCCATATATTCCACAAATTTTTGTCCCATCATCCATTGACTAGATGCATTACTTGGTTTCATTACTAGTGTGTTTCTTATAAAATCATATGCTTTTTGTTTTTCTTCTTCATTTAAAAATTCTTTTTCATCTCCTCTTTTTTCTTCTGTTATTGATTGTGGTTTTGTTTTTACTAAACCTAATTCTTTTACTATTGTAAGTACTCTATCAGATCTGTAAGAATTTTCAGTATCCATATATAATACTTTACATGGGTGATTAGGCAATGATAACCCTCCTCCTTTTGTTTCTAATTTCACATTACATTTAGGACATCTAATTAATTCAGAGTCATCAAATTGTTCATGACATTCAAAACATTGTTTTTTTATTGGTAGTTGTGCTAAAACTGATGCTACCAAACAAAATTGTGTTTTTCCACTACCAAATTCTCCGTATAATTCTGTTATAACACCTGTTTCATATCCTCCCCCCAATGCTTCATCTAAATTTGATGCACCTGTTCGTAAATATTTTATTTTTTCTGTTCTATAATTAAGTAACGATAATCCATCTATTACAGCTTTACCTACAACATCATGTTTTTCTAAATAATCCCTTGCATCGTCTATCATTTTTTGGGTTTTATCTGGAGTTAATTCCAATAATTCTGCCAATTCGTTTGCTCCTCTAATTAACAAATCTTCCGCTTTAAAAATACCATGACTGTTTAATTTTTTTAATTTTATGGGGCCTATTCCCTCCAAGTCTGACAAATTAAACTCCCATACTTTTTCTACTTCTTCTAATTGTTTTTCAATTTCTTCTTTAGTTTTCTCTACGACTAGTCCATCTTCATTATCTATACCTTCTTTACTCTTTCTAGGTGTCAAATTCAGTTACCTCTTGTGGGTTTTTTCCCAATACGAGAAAAAATCCATCTTCAAATTCTGTAATTATTTCTATTTTTTTATCTTTCATTTCAGGTCTTTTTTCCTCTATTTCTTTTACTGCCACTTCTATAAGAACTTTAATACCTTTTAACGAATCACTCGATCCAAATAATTTTTCATCAAAACTAGCAATTTCACCATCAAGTTTTATCATTGACTTTACATTCATTTCTTATCATTCTTCATTAATTCTTTTAATTCTTCTTTTATTAAATCATATGTTATATTTACGTGTTGTCCAATTCCCGGTGCGTTACCTTTTAGTTTTGGATCATGTTTAATTATCATTCCTGTCAATATATGTTTCAGTGCTATTGATTTTTTAACTGCTTTTTCCATTAAATCCATTTGTGGTTCTGTAAATTGTTCTTCTGCTTCAGAATCAGTGTATTCTTTTACTTCTTTAGTTGGTTCTTCTTTATCAAAATCAGTTATTTCTAAGTCAAGCACTTTTTGTATCATATTTATCCGTTTCTTTGCTTTTTCTGCTCCCTCTCCTTTACCTTTTACAATTTGCCATTGAACTTTCAAGTCAGCCCAAAGCTTGTCTTTTTCTTCTTGTGATAATTCAACCATTACACATAGTTACCAAAAAGGGTAATATAAATGAACTACTTCTTTTTTAGTTCATCTACTTGTTTCTTAAGTGTTTCGTTTTCCTTTGTTAATCGACTTACTTCCCTCATGTAAAGATTTAGTTTTTGACCTATGTTTTTTATTGCCTCTATGGAAGATGTTTTTGCATTTTCGTGTTCCAATATGATATTACTCATTAGTTGGTTTATATAAGCCATAAATGCTTGATCTTCAGTCATTTGTGGTTGTTCTGGCTGTTGTGGAGTTTTTGGTTCTGCTCCTTTTGGGTTAGGTATTGATTTTGCACCAACCATTTGTTTTACACCTTTGTTCTTACTCATTACTATTCACCCCCGACAAATTGAATTGAGTTTCTTATTGTCGCTTCTAGTATTTCACTTCTTCTTTCTTCCGTTATTGGAAGTCCTGTAAATATATCTATAGATAAAGAACCATCTTCTAGCTTTCTTATAGATATTAAAGCATCGATAAATTGATTTAATTGTCTTTCTGCGTCTACTTTTGCTTTTAAACTTACATAGAGTTTATTAATCAATTCTTCGAGAACTTCATCACTTATTGCCATAGCCACATTACCATATTCTTCTATATAACCTATTAGGCTATTAAGGTGATAATAATCCTAGAGAAACCAAACTTGCTCTCATTGTGTTATGAGCATTTTTAAATTGTTGTAATGTAGCACCCGAACTGACAAATCCACCTGATGAAGGTCTTCCAGAACCTGAAAAGTTTATACTTCCGTTAGCACTAAAAGATCCATTAACATCTACAAGCCCATTAAACGTCTTACCTCCAGTTATAGTTTGAGTACCCGTTAAGTTTACTGCCGTTCCTGATATTGCAAATGTTGAAATAGATCCAGATTGGAATACGGGGGCAAGATCATTCACTTGTAAGTTAAATATATTAGTTTGAGCCAAATTAGTTGTGCCGTTAAATGTATTTGTTCCAGTCCAATTATTATTTCCACTTAATGATACTCCTCCTACACTTGCTACAAGTGTTTGAATAGCTTGTGATGTCATTAAAGATGTATTATTATTAGTAGTCGAAAGAGTAGAAATATTGTTTACAGTTGCTCCAAACTGTAATCTTAAGTTTTGGAAAAATACATTAGCCCATGGTTGAGCAAGTGTTCCCAAATCACTTAAATTAGAAGTAATAACATCAGAACCAAATCTTCCAGCAGTTAATATAGTGTCAGCACTACTATTTCCCAAATTTATTATTGGTGAATTTATGAATACGTTTGCACCGTTAAATGTTGCGTTACTATTAAATATTGCAACGTTATTAAATGTGTGTAATCCTGTCCAAGTTGGACTATCCCCTAACTGAACTCCTCCTGCACCACCAGCACCTAATTCTGTTATTGTTCCATTGCTCCATCTCATAAATAATTTTGTTACACCAGCATCGTCTTTTCCATATAAGAATGCACTATTCGCTAGTGCTGTAGGATCTGCTATTTCGTTAAATCTAATATGCCCTACATCATTTATGTTATTTCCTATCATTCCTAATGCTGTTGAACTCATTGTATATTCTGCAACACCTATACTAAAAATGAAATTACCCGAAGGTATACCAAAAGTCATATTTGTAGCAGTTTGACTAATAGCAACGCCAGCATTATCAAAAGAGATAGCATTTACTTGTTGTACATTTAAACCCTGAGCATCAAAACCAAATGAATTAAATTTACCAACATTAATAAATGCTGTATTTCCTGCGTTTCTTACTAGAAACTGATGTTCTGTTGAAAAAGCTGTTTCATAATTCCATCCTGCTGAAACTGAATCTATTGCCTTATTTGTAGTGCTTCTTAAAACATTAAAGTTTATAATTTCTTGACTATTCATATCTAATGCTTGTGTTGCAATATGACTACCTAAATCATCTGCTCCTCCTGCACTTAATGTAGTTAAATTAACAGTGGTATTGCCAGTTCTTACAAAAACATCGTTTCCTAATTTTCTAAATGAACCATTAATCATCGATCCCGTTCCTATTGAATGTGTACTTAACAAAAATTCTCTAGCAATTATGTTAGGATTTGCAAATGTAGCATTTGGTATAGCTTGTATTCCTGAACTACCTATTGATACTACATCATCTAGATTAATTTGAAATAAATGAGCTTTATTAGCTGGTGTACTATATCTCAAACTATTGTTTCCTGCGTCTACTGCTATACCATATGTTCCAAATCCTATTACCCCGCCATCTACAACAAATCTTAAAACATCTAAATTAAAGATGTTAAATGTACCCATATTAAGATCCCCGTCAGCAGTAAATAGAGGGTTTATGAAAGAAGTTGAACCTAAAGTGCTTAAGTTCTTAAGTACTCCACCAGTTGCCACCCATACATCGCTTACTCCACCATTAACTACTAATCTTATAAATCCATCAAACATTCCAAGAGTGCCTTGACTATGTGGAGCGTTAAAATTAAATTGTTGAGCAACTATTCTTGAATCAGATGGAAATATTGGATATCCAACCATTTTTAATTCTGATGGTGTAAGTGACATGAATTCTACATCGTTTGACCTGAAACTAAATTTGTTTGTTCCAAATCCAACAGGAGGGATATTAAATTGAAATCCTCTTCCAACTGGAAAGTCTCCAGCTATTTTATATGCACCTCCTCCACTTATCCCGTTATTTGAATCAAAACGCATCATATCAACATTATGTATATTTTGAGATTGTAAATTAAGATCGGTAAACATTTTCATTCCGCCACCGTTTGTTATATTGTGTTCTAAGCCAGTTAATTCAAATATATTTATATCAGTGTATGAAGGTGCAGGGCCTCTTACTTTGAAAATCATACTTTGTGGATTACCAGTTCCAAAAGGAGGCGTTACACCAGCTCGAAATTCTAATCCAAGAACAGCTAAATCAGATATACTTCCTCCATTTGGAAAAAATATTCCTTGAACCTCAAATAGATTATTAGTATTCATATAAAGTCCATCTTGTTTAAATTCATATTTTAAATCACTATTAGTTTGTCCAGTATTTTCAAACCACAGTTTAACAGTTTTTAATTTTGGTACATTTATATTTATTCCAGAATTACCACCACTGATTCTTCTATCTCCATGATTAATAGATGAAACAAATCCACCGTTTGGATCAAATTGAGCTTGATCCAGATTTATAATATCATTTGTAACCATATTTAAATCTCTGTTTGATTTATTTACGTTTAATCTCATTTCGAAGTTTGGACTTGCTTCATCATTGTCTATTACAAATGAGTGAACTGCCCCAACACCATTAGCAGTATAAATTAATGTATTAGGAAACACTTTTATTTCTGCCATGAATCCCGGCAATTCATGAAAAGATACTCTACGTACATCTTTTATATCACCGTCAGTTAATCTTAAAGTATTATTTATCTCAAACCCTAAACTCATAACTTCAAATCCTGCATTGTAAAACCTATATTTTTGATCAAGTGGTACGTTAAATTGTAGTCCAACAGGGGATGTTGAAATTGCCTGCATTGTTGCGTCTACAGGAAAACTAAATCCACCAAAACCAAAGAACCTTAATTTATCTATATTATATAAATCCCACGTATCCATATTTACATTTGTTAATGCCTTAAAGAATGACCATTGTGAAGCTCCAGTATTTGCAGATTGTATTACTTGTGCATGATATGTTGATCCTCCATCTGCAGTAACAAATTGTATTAAGGTTTGTGTATCTAAAGCTGGATCTATTTGAAGTAATATATCAGCACTATTTTTAACACTACTTGGTAAAGATGTTAATAAACGACCACCAGTTCCATCTTGAACAAGAAGAACATAAAACTTAAACCCATTTGAAGCGGGTGGTGGACTAGTAAATGTTAATGATATGTTTCCTATCATTCTTATTCGTTTATAATGACCGTCTGTTTGATTTAATGATAAATTTACAACTCCAGTTTTATCTCCCAAATCTTCTTTAGGATATAATATAGGAAAATCTATACCTCCAGTAGAAGATCCACCACTTGAAACAGAAGATAAAACTGGCACCCATCCACCATCTGGAGTAGCGTTACTTGCTCCTTGGTATTGAAGAATTACTATTGCGTTTTCTATTATATTAAAAGAAGTATCTAAATCTATGTTTCCTGTGTTTCCGTCATTTGTTATAGCCCTTCTAACTCTTATAGTCTGACCGTTTTGTGCTCTTAATAACACTAATTGTCCATTATTTTTTGCATTATCTATAAAATGAATTTCATATGGCATTGTCACGCCTTCCACTATGATTGAAGCAGAACCAGCATTTAGATGCCCCCTTCCAGTTTGTGTTATTGGAAATGACAAATCTGCCTTTGCTTGTCCATTTATGTTTCCATTTATAGTTTCGTTGGCTGTAAAAGTTCCAACAACTGAACTTGGAACCCAAAACAAAATACCAGCCGTAGAACTTGTTATATCTATATCTCCTATTATTGCTGTTGCTCCAGAAGTAGCACCAGTTACAGATTCTCCTATTGCAAATTCTTGTGTTAGTGTTAATAATTTATAATGTAATTTTTTAATAACTCCAGTATCTTTTGTTAATCTGATTGCATTAGGATAAAATGAAGTTATTCCTGTGTTTGGCACTGAACTACCAATACTGTTACCTAATTTTCCTCCTGTTCCTCCTCCTGAATTTGTTGAAAATGCTTTAGAAAACTGCTCTTCCCTTATCTTATTAATTTCTTCTCTTAGTTTTCTTATTGCTCCTTCCTGTGTATCTGGATCATAACTCATTTATATCACCTTAACTTAAAACAAACTTTCGTTTGCCTGTAATTTGCATCATATATCCGTCATTATCTATAATATGTCTTACTTCACTACATATTAACTCCTGTGTACCTCCCGGAACTCTGCTTCCTTCTGCTCTAAATTTTTCTCCAAATCTTAATCTTACATCGCCGTGACCTTGCATAAACCAAGCTTGTTCAACGAATTTTTTTCTTTCTCTTGATGCTTGTGCTCTTATTTTTAAATTTAAATAATCAACCTCAGATGCATTGTGATCTAATATCGCTCTTGAATTAGCTCCTAATGTATTAAGTGGTTTATCATCTGATGTTGTGTATAATTGTTTTTCAAAATGAAGTTCATCTATTGCCAATCTAGCATTATTAACAAGTAAATCATTTGGTTGATATGATTCACCCGGCAAACCAATAGAAGCTAGAAAAGCAAATGTGCCTCCCATCATTTGTTGTGCTATATTATTTGCATAATCAGGAAATTGACTTCCAACATATAATCCTTCATTATTATAACCAGCTTCATAAAATATTCCCATTCCTTTTACAAATCTCCAATCAAATTCTAATCCACTAAATTCTTTTTGTTTTAACAACCAATCTGTTTCCAAAACAATATTATACCATTTAAGATATTCATCATATCTTCCGTGATGTAACAGTTGCATTGAATTTTCACCAAACGATAATGATTGATATGAATATTCACCATTTCTTCTTAGTTGAAATTTACTAAACCAAATTCTATCAAATATATCTACAGCCCAAATAATCATAGGCATATCTGCAAAACCAATAACTAATCCACCAGTAAATGAACCATATAATGACAACCTTGCTTTGAAATGAACTTTTTGTATTCTGCCCAAATCCTCACTATCAAGACCTTGGTTCCAACCCAGTTTTCCTTTATGATTAAGTGTTAAATTATTAGAATCTATAACAGGGTTTTTATATGTATCACCAACATCTCTTCCAAATGTAGGTATCTTTGGATAAGGAAATGCCATATACCACCAAGCACCTAAACTATTATAATTTTTCTTATCTCCTCCTGTTTCACCAGTAAAATGAACATCGCTTTCAAATGGATTCCAATCAAATCTTAATTCAAATGCCTGACCCGGAATTCCTGACGCACCTTCTACCAATTTAATATCCTTACAAATATGTAATGGAGACATATTTGTTGTACTACCAAATGTGCCTGTGTCATGTAAAAATCCAATAAGTGTAGTAACAACAGGGCCAACTAAAGCATCAAAGAATGTATGAGCTAAAGTTTCTAACCCCGATTCTATTGTTTGTTTAAGTGATTTACTAACAGCACTTGGTAATATATCTACAATATTCCATAAATCTGTCCATGAATTTGTTTTAACACTCCATGCCAACATAACTCCTCTTGCTTGATGACAAATGCTTTCACCATCTTTTGGAAAAATACTAAATTGCCAATCATCACTTGGTGAATTATTTGGATTAAAATCCTCACCAGCATATTCAGCTATTTGATTAGCATGTCCAACAAATAATCCAGTTGGACTAGTTGAAACTAAATATCTTGCACCAGTATAACATTCTTTATCTGGCGGTTTATCATTCAAAGTTTTTATTACATCTTTTCCTGCCACTTGTTCATATTGATTATCAGCCTCTATTCTATCAAAATTTGATCTTACAAAATTCCAATCTGGAACTACTCCCTGATATGTCGCTTGTTCAAAATTATCTTCTTGTGCGTTATCACCAATACCAAACAATGTTCCTGCTCTCATTGCTTGAAAATCTTCAGTCCATGGAGTATAGCTAAAAAACTGTGTTCTTCCTGCTCTTGCTAATCCTGTAGGTGCATTAGGATCAACCAATGGATGAGGAAGTCCTGCTGGAAATGATCTTCCTGTATCTTGCCAATAAAAAGTCGATGCTAAAGGCACAGGTTTATATATTGCTAAATCAGTAGGATTATTAGGAACATCATTAAGTGCTCTATAAAATCTAACTGTACCTGAATCATCATCAACAATTATATCATCTTTATTATAACTTGCATATATATTATAATCTGGAATAGTTACAAAGTCTTCCTCCCAAAAAAGTGCTCTGTTAGAATTAATTGTTGGATTTATAAACATGTTTCCTGTTGTTCTTATTGCTTTAAAAAACCTTATTTCATTTAATTCCGAATCAAGAATTCTAACTTCACTTTGATTTGTTCCTAATGTTCCGTCAAAATATTGTGTTGTTGCCTCCCATTCAGGTCTTATTTTTGCATGTTCCCATGTAGAAGAAAATCGAGCATTTTCCATAGGTAGTGTTCCTCCTAATGGATTACCTTCTACTATAACATGGTTTTTGAATTTAATCAAGTCTATGTTAATTGTTTTGTCTTTTTCTGTACCTGAAACAAATTGAAAAAGAAGTGGATCTAATGTTACTCCTCTGTCAATGGTTCCTTCTTCCTCTGCTTTTATCGTTACTGCTTTTGTTGAAAGAGCAAATGGTTCATAATCAAAAAAGAAATCTCTGAAAACACCGCCTTCAATACCCGGCAAAGATTGGCTTGATGTTATTTCTCTAAACAGATCATGAGTTGCTGTTGGTGCTAATGGTCTCCATTCTTGTCTCAATGATTCAGCATCGGGTAATTTTATAGTTTGATTTATTCCACTTGTGAAGAATATTAATTGAGTATTTGTTTCACCTTTTATTGAATTATAGGCAGTTGCTCTTCTTATGAATGCTTCTTGTGGTGTTTGAAATGGAAGAGTTATTCTTTCTGAATCTAAAGTTTCTCTTGTATGATATTCAACAGCAATCAGTGTTATTTTCAATGTTTCTCCTGTAAGTGCATCGTCCTGCAGGGTTGGTTGTCCTATAAAAAATCTAAATAATTTTCCTTCTTCTTCAAATACACCATCTTTGTTTCTATCTTGTTTTAGTCTAGCTTGTATAATGTAATCATCTTTTGCACTTTCATCTATCAATATTGGTTCTTTTCTTACAAATGTACCATCAGGTGGAATTCTTAAAGTAAGAACTCCATTGTTTTGTAATTCATTGCCTGTATGAACTAATTCTAATCTAGCTCTAAATGGTTGTAAATTACCATTTACTATCTGTCCATCTGTAATAGGAGTTGGTGCTTCAAAATTCTTATTTAATAAAAGTAGTTCTTCTTGATAAAATGCATTGGGGTTTATAAAACTCATTGTAATTCTCCTCCAGAAGTTAAGATTAATTCAAAATCAAAGTTTTTAGGTTTGCCTCCTGTTCTTGAAATTGACAATTTTTTTATTGTAAGTCCAAATTTATCTGTAGGATCAAAATTAAATGGAGTTGAAATTGTATTAGATGCCTTAAACCCAAATACACCATATTGATGAAATTGTCCTTCAACTTGTAATTGTATTGCAAAATTCTGTATTTTTGCTAAATCTATACTAGCATCCCTAAAACGACCTTTGAATGTTAGTGTAAGTCCATTTAATCCGTTATCCTGTTTATTAATCACTCTTTTTCCAGCAGGATTTGATACTGGTGAATCTTTTATATTATTTTCATGTACAAGTGAAATAGATTCCAATAATTCTTCAGGCAAAGTAAATTGTAATTTCTGTCCAATAGGCAAATCATTTGGATCTGTAAATAATGGATTAGTTGTTTTTGTTCCATTTGTTCTAAAATAAAGTAATGCATCAGCCATTTCTATGCACCACCAACATTTTTATTTTGAAATTGAATAACTCTATGCCCCAATCTTACAGTATTAGAAAAATCAGGAGGCCCTGATTGTAATTCAACGTCTGAAGTAAAAAATACTCTTCCAGATTTTCTATCTAATAAATGTTCCATTTCTACCATTTCTCTATCCCTATCTTCCATTTGTTTCCTCACATCATAGGGGCCACCGGGTGCGTACATTGCTTTAACTTGTTCAAAAATTTGATCTGCCATTTCAATAACAGCAAGAGCTATTAATCCATATATTCCACCTTTAGCTACAAGTCCTTTTAATTTTCCTACTCCGAATCCAACAGGATCTGCGTTAACTTGTAAAACTTGTGAAAAATCATTTTGTACCTTATGTAACATAGCTTTTTGTTCTGCTAATTGATCTCTTATTTGTTTTTCAACTTCTTTCTGTTTTTTCTGAGATTCTTCTAATTCTGCTTGAAGCCTTAAAATATGTCCCATTGGTGCATTTTCTTGACCTGTTCCAAATGCTGTTCTTCCTGTTTTTAATCTACCGCTAAATGCTTGTCTTCCTCCCATTCCTTCAAATGGTTCATCTGTTTCAAAATCTTCTGCACCACCTATGTTGCTCAATGCAGTTCTATGTTCTGCTAATTGGTTTACTTCTGTAATTGTTCTTCTTATTCTTGTTCTTGCTTTCTCTGCTTTTTCTGCCTCTTTCTCTATTTGTTCTACTTTCTTTATAGCATCATTTAATAATTGATCCTCTTTATTTTGTAAATCAGAAGTTTTTTCTGAATTTTCATGAGCTTTCTTAGATAACTCTTCCAGTCTATCAGCTTCTGCTTCCATTTGCCTAATATCAGCGTCTGAAAGTGGTTTGTTTAAATCAATATCCTTTTCTACTGGCATCTTAGTTCACCTTGCATATTTCTTCAATCTCTTTTTCATCTATTCTAAACTTACAATTATAACATGTTATTTCATTATCATATACCGTTAAAAATCCTAAATATGTTTCACCACAATCCCGACAAATTGGTGATTTTGTTTTACTTATATCGTATAACTGTTGTATTTTTTGTTTTATTCTGTATCGTCTGTTAGCTCTATAAAGTGCTTCCTTTCCTTCTTGTGTTTTATGATATCTTTTCTGAGATTCATATATAACATTTTTTACTTCATACTCATCATTAATGTTACGCATATATATAATGTCATTGTGTTATATATTAACATATTTTATGATGCAAAAGTATGCATCTTCCATGTTTCTACATCTTCATTTACTTTATCCTGAACTTCTGATGTCTTTTCATTAACAACATTTCTTATAATGTAAAGTGATTTTATTCCACTTACTATATGTCCCCTTGAGAATAATCTTCTTCCATCTTGAATCCAACTTAATAACTGTTTGAATCTAGGTCTAATCCAGTGATCCTTTGTTCCATATTCCCGTGCTATTGCCACATCAAAACCTGATTCTGAAAAATAATAATTCTGTAAAGTCACTATTACTTTATCTCCTTCAATTTTAGATGTTATAATTTTGGTATTCATCCATATCTTTTGAGAAAAATTAGCGTTTCTCATTCTGTTTTGAATTTCATCTATGATTAACTCATTTACCCATCTTTCTGCACTTCTTAACAATACAAAATCAAGATTGTCTCGTAGGTGTACTACTTTGTTTTTATATTTCTGTGTGTCTTCTACTGAAGGGATCAAGGTGCATCTTGTGTTGCTGTTCTTCTTACTTCAGATATACTTATTACTTCTCCAGAAACAGGGATGCTTACTGTACCTCCAGTTGCTCCCAAAGCAATGGGGCCAAACTTTTGTGGATCTAAAACAAATTTAAAATGTAAGAATTTTTCTGATGAATCACCAGTGGGGCCTTCTCGTGCTTCTAAGGTTGTAACAAATATTATTTGAATTGGCTCATATAACTCATTTTTAAGCATCCAATAAGATACTGTCTTTTTATCTGCAGTTGCATCTGGATTAGATGGTGGTTTGTTATATTCATCATCTATCAAATCAGAAGTAAGTTTTAAAGTCATTTCAAAAGTATGTGTATGTCCAAATGGATCTAACACTTTTATACCAGCATCATCATAATGTCCTTCTCTATCCCATCTAAATGTAACTTGAGCCTGTTGTCTTTCCTTCAATCTAAGGTAATCACTAGTTGATGGATCTTGAAATTGAATAAACCCCTTAAATGCACGAGTCCTTAAATTCTGTAAGTTAAATGGGATTATAGCCATGATTTATATTCCTCTTTCTCGTTTAAAAACATATGTTTTCCTACCATGTTCCCACCACATAAAAAGTAGTCGTAACTTTTTCAACTTCCTCATAAGCACTACTTCTTGTACTTGTTCCTGCCAAAAATAGCACATTTTTTGGTATCCCATTTCTCACTAGTTTTCCCCTAAATTCTTCCCTAGCAGTATGAAGTTGATCTACAAGTGCATCTATAGATGGAGTTGATTCATATGTTATTTGTAATTCACCTTCCACCAATTCTCTTGGATCATATTGTACTTGCCCTGTATCTATACTATGACTATCAACTGTTACACCTGATACATCGGTAAGTCTAAGAATTTGAATAGAAAGGGGGCCTGAAAGTGGAGAACCTAATCCAGAACTATCTAATTCAAATGAATTATATGCACCAACAATTCCTGCTCCTGTTGTTGATAAAACTTGTCTAAAAGTAAATCTTAATATGCTTCTGCTACCATAAATTGCTTCATCTATTGGTGTAGTGTTCCAAGTTTTTTGTTCAAAAAATATCTTTCCCGGTGGCGGTATGTTAGCATTTTCTAACAATGTTAACATTTCGTCTTCTGTTACCAATCTATCAGCTTCTTCAAATTCTTCTTCCCTTGTATATTTAATTAATAAAGTTACTTCAAATGTTGTGTCTACTGTAGTCGAATCAACTTTTGATGTAGTTGAAGGTGAACCAACCCTTCTTACTTCTACACTCGGATAATCTGGAAACTTTTGTTTTTGTGTAAAAAATCTTAATAGTTTATATGGATATGTTCCAGTTTTTAGTATATCCACTACCTGATCCTGAGTAAGAGTATCCGCTTGAAAGTTACCCGAAGAACTCATGCTTAAGTCACCGTAAAGTTAATTTCTTTGTAATTTTTTCTATCTGTAATAATTATAACAGATATCTCATCAACTATAGATGAAGCTGGTATTGTAAATTCTATACCATCAAATCTTCCATTTCCATCTGTTAACGCCTGTGCTGGAGTGGTTATTACTTGTACTCCGTCAACAGTTACTCTTAATAATGAATTTGGTACCCATCCACTTCCTGCATCCATTGATACAACTTGGCTTGGAGGCCCAAAAGCTGGATCAAGTGTAACAAGTGGTATGTGTCTAAATGGTATATTTCTTGTATACCCAAATCGTCTATCAAGATAATTGTCAAGATTTTTTGTTGCTGTATCCCAAATTAACGACTTTTCCGAAGTCTGCAGTCTAAATTTACCTATAACTAAATCTGTTGCTATTGCTTTTAATTCCTCATCAATAGGTGGCTGACCATCTACAGTAAGAGGAAGTACAATTTCATTACCATTAGAATCATGAGTTCCTAATTTGTTTCTAACCCTATTATTTACAAGATCATCTACTTCTTGAATATATAAGGTCATTTCATCCTTTAGGGTATCGTCATTTAATCTTAATTTTTCCTTTACACTTTCCCACTCTATTAAACGTGCCACATTATAGATACAACTTACTAGTATTTATTTATAAATAAAAAAGAAGTGGCTAAACAGCCACTGGGATAGGCACTTTGCCAGTATAATCAGTTGTTATTAGTTCGAAGTTTTGTAGTATTTCTGCATGAGATTCATTAATCTCTTCCTTCCTGTTTTTGCTCTTTTTAATGGTTTCCGTATTGCTTCCTACATAAGTGGATGCCATATAGATGCCATAAAGAGTTCCATCCCAATCCATTTTACCATTCAGAGTTTTGTCTGATTTGGTAAACAATCTTTTCCAGATTGCTTTTTGCATGTATTGTGGAATAGGCAAGGCATTGATTCTCTTTTTTGCTTGGTTCTTAGTTACTTCGATTTCACGAAGTTTGAAGACTTTCTCAGGTAGAACATCTAGGTTTTCTAGGATTGCTCCAATGTGTTTGTTGATTTCTCTTGCAATTTCTGTATTTGTTTTCATATGTCTTAGTTTGATTTCAGATGTTGAATTATTTGAAATCATGCCGTTTGAACATACTAAAACTACTGCTCCACCATAAAATCTTAGTGATTTGTCACCATTATTCTTGTTGATGTAGCTTACAGTTTTTGCTATTTCTGAACCGTCAGTCACAGCATTTAACAATTTATAGATACCGTTAACGCCTTCAAATTTGATTTCTTTTTCAAATCTAATGCCTTCTGCAGTAAGTCTATTTTCTATTGTTTGTTGGATAAATTCTTGGTCTACTGACATATATTTGTTGGAAGTAAATCTAGTTACTATTCCATCTTTATGCAGTATTTGGAATTTCTTTGTTGGTGACTTTGGGTATTTGTTTTGAATGTATTTGTTGTGTGTTTCTATTCCTTCACCTTTTCTCAAAGTAGCCCTAATTTGTGGGACTAACTTGGATTTACGAACTTTAATGAAGGTTAAGAATTTACTGAATGGTCTTCCTTGAAGTACATATTTTTGTCCTAAGTTTTTTGGGCTTAGAACTATTTGTGGTACATCAATGATTTTTCCGTAGTGATTGACTTTTACCATCTCTAAAGAAGGCATGTAATCTTTCTTTTTGATTACGTCAACAACTGAATTTTTTTCATCTTGTATTGCTTCAACGTTCATGCTATATCTATATACTATACAGTATATAAACCTTTGTTTTCAACCCTTATGATACAAGCATTTATATACTATATGGGGTAAGGTATAGTATGAAACAAATACTTAGTGAAGAAACCTGTAATAACAGGCACTTTTACAAATGTGTTATCAAGGATAACAAATGTGTAAATTGTGATAGATCCTATGTTAAAGAAGGAAATATCATAAAGTCTGAATGTGATGATTGTGGCAAAGTCACAAATATTATAGTCGATCACGTATGGCGTGATGGTGATTACAGAGGATCTTGCCAAGAATGTTTAGACAACCATAAAGCAATCTCTGATTTATACGGAGACTTTGTTGGTGCTTGTGAAACAGAAGATGGTGACGCAATTAAGGTATTGGAAGAGAAAACACTTGATAAAATAGTCAAGCTTCCTACAAGCCAGTTAAAGACATTCCTAAGATCCATGAATAGTTCTATAGAACGATAATCTATAGAATTCCCTTTGTTTTAAAATAAAAAAAAATAAAAAGTATGTGTTTTACTTAGATGTGTGACAATCGTACTGTTGCTTCTACGTTCTTAACTACTGCAGAGATTTTCTGAGTTCCAGTCAAATGAATGATCTGTCTCTCGTTCCTTCGCTGAGCTTCCATTGTTAAGTCTCTTCCTGTTACTAATCCGAATGCAACGTTTGGAATGAACATTACAGATCTAAATCCACCAACTTGCGAAGATGGAGCGATTGCAGATGTTCTCACTAGATTTGTTCCAGCGATTCTTTCTACGGTTGCTTCTGTGATTATTGCAGGTCTAGAGAATCCAATGTATGAATCCAGATCTGGATCTAATGTTAAGTCACGAATTCCTTTACCGCTTGTGTAAGTGATCAAGTTTGAGTCGTCTAAACCTTCATCTTGAATTACTCCTTTTGCAGAAAGTAATCCTCTGTAGGTTAAAACTCCTAAACCAGCACCATCAGCTACTATTTGGGATCCTGTATTACCATCGACCCATCTACCAGCTTTAGTACCACCACCTTTTGCTTTTCGAACAGTTGCTGAACCTGAAGATCCTGCGTCAAGATTATATGCTCTTGTCAGAACTTCTACTGATTCATCATTTATGCTCTCAAGTGCAAATGAACGGTTTGCGGAAGCAATAATATCAATCGGACTTTCCTCGGTTTGTTGATAGCCGATGTCGATCCTTGTACCTCTTGGGTTTGTCTCAGTACCAGCACTTCTTATGATTGGTGAAGATAATGGAACTGCTACAGCAGGATCAGTGTCTCCTTCAACGATGTCGCTGAAAGTTACGGGGCCAAAGTCGTAGAAGAATGCTTCTCTAGTTCCCGGTGGCAAAACTTTTGTCTCCGTGAACTGACGAATTGGAGTAACTACTTTTCCACTAGGCAATACAAGTACCTGTTCTGACATGATCCTCATAAAGTCTCCGTCAGCGGGGCCTGCTACTGAAACTGTAGATGCTTCACCGCCATAAGTCTTACCAATTTCCGTTTTTGGAATTGGATATTTTAACTCATTACCGTTAACATCGAATTTCTTGTAGAATTGCTTATTGTAATTCTCGTAGATTTTCTCCTTGTTAATGTGCCAGATAAATGCTGGACTTACATTCTCTTCTCTTTGTACCGCTCTGAACCATGCAGAGGGTTTAGATATTTCTGCCTCGACAGCACTAGTCTTTGAACCATTTGCATAGACTCCTTGTGGAGAAGTTACTAATGCTCTTGGTTTTGCAGACTCTTTTGCTTGTCGTATTCGTGCATCCAAATCAGCTTCTTTAGCTAGTAATTCTTTAGCACGTACTCGCATTTCAGCTTGTTCTAGTTTTCTCAAAGCTTCTGCTTTTGCAATTTTAAATGCATAAGTTGAGTTTCTTTGAGCCTCGCTAGATTTATCAGCATTTGATCCACTTAATTTAGTTGGATCTATTGCTGGTTCACTACCGTCTTGACCAGTAATTAAATCGGTTATTACACCTTTCTCATTGTCATCTGGAAGTTCTGAACCTTCGACAAATGGAACATCCACTCCGTCTACTGTTTCAGCTTCTCCAGTTGCAGATGAAGCTTTTGCTACTGGTTCGGGTATTGAACGCTTGCTTGCGTCACCTAAGTCAGATTTTTCACATTTTCGGGTGTGAGCATTCCAAATTTGACCATCAGGGCAATTTGCACCACCAGCACTTCCACCATCACCATTATCTGGCACAGTGTGAGCTGGCAGTTTACCTTGTGGCTCGATTTGATCGGCTACGTCCTGTTCTGTTGCTTTTCTAACCTTAATAGGCATACTAATTTAATCTAGGCGTAATTCCTTTATAAGCATTTATAAGTTTATATTAGGGTGATTTTAAGAGATTTTTTCATCATTTTCTTTAAAAAACTCATCTTCTGGAATATATTTACCATCTACTCCTATTTCAGGGTCTATTCCATCTATTATTTCTACAGAATAATGTCTTTTTACTTCCCCATTATCATCAAATGTTGTAACATCCTTAAATGTCGCATTTTTTATGTTTTTTACTGGTTCTCTATTATCATTAAAGTACATTTCTATTCTTTTTATTGGTACTGGTAATTCTCCTTCTGTCATTTTAACCCCCATAATTCTTTATATGAATCAAGCAACTCTACCATTACCTTCTTTGGTGCAGTTATTAACTCTTGTGGTATCATACCCATAACATAGGCGTTTAACTCAGCGTGAATTTCATTTTGATACAAGTCCTCTGAAGTTTTTCTATTTCTAATCAATATTTCCTCTCCTTTTCGTGATATTATAAATCCTCCACGTTTCATTCTTTCCCTGTACCTTTTTTCATTATCTTCATTTTTTATCTTAGTTAATGAATATGATTGAGAGTATTTTGTTGGTGCCCATCCTATTTCTTTTTGTTTTTGTATAAATTTTGCCACTTTTTCTGAATTTTTCTCCTGTAAATCATGCCATTTAGCATGTCCTATTTCATGGAAAAAGTTATGACCTAAATGATCAGGTGTTCTATCATTAATATTCATTGTGAGTCTTTTTGTAAAATTATCATATCTTCCTCCTTGATATTTTCCACTTATACCTTTGGATTTAGATTTTTTAATTTTTAATTCACCAATTATATCTCTTACATCATCAGGGAGTGAATTCCACATTCCCTTTATTCTTTTTTGTAAAAGATTTCCTGCAACATCGGCTTTTATATTAGATTCAATAGAAATTTTTGTTTTATTATAAACATAACCATCTTTTTGTTTAATATGTGTATTTTCTCCCATTGGTATATCTGGCAATCCTAATTCTGCATCAGTTTTTTCAACATTGTCTCTTAATGCTTTAAGTTTTTCAATAGTTGGTCTTAACCGTTCAATTTGTTCCTTTTTTCCTTGAAAATATTTTTCTTCAAATGATAATTGATCTGGATTTAATTCTCTTTTTCTTGACTCTAATCGTTTCATGTCTTCATCCAATTTTTTTGTATGGTATTCTATAAATTCACTTTCTGATTCTATTTGAGCTGTTAACAGTGCTTTTCTTGCTTTAATTCTATAATTAGTTCCACTTGGTCTTTCTTGTTGAGTATAATCATCTAATTTAGATTGTGAACCTCCTTCTTTTGGTGCAAACTGTCCTCCTTTAGGACTTCCTGCGGGTTCGTGATATGGGTTATCTTCTAAGCTTTTTTTTTATTTACTTCATTCCCATCAACAGCAAAAGTAATTCCATTATTATATGTTGAAGTGGTACTGCCAAGTTGTAATGTAGTTGAATTTATTCCATTCGTAGTAAATATCATATTATCTCTCCAATTATTTCCTGATGAAGTTAAAGCTGGTGCAGTTAAAGATTCTGTTATCATTTGTTGTCTTGCTTTATTCTTTAAGATTGTTTCTACCGCTTCAATAGTTGCTATTGGAAAACCGGGGTGATATACAAGAGAAACTTCTCTAAATTCTGCTCCTCTTATTAGAGTATAACATTCTTGATCACAAACTCTTGGTGAATCAGAATCATACCAAATTCCTAATGATACTGCCATTTGTGCATCGTCTACTTCATGTTGGAAGAATGGATCAGTAATTACTCCTTCATAGTAAAGTGTTAATTCTTCTGCTACCCATCTTAACTTTACCCATCCTACTTGGAAATCTTCATTTCTTTCAAGAGAACCACGTATTTTTTCATCTAATCTATCTAATTCTTCCTCTGCTCCAGCAACATTGCTGTGATTTAATAAAAGTGGTAATGTTAAACCATGACCTTTTGCCAATTCTTCTGGAAGGTAAATACGAAAATTTAAAGAAACTCCAGCATATGCTAATACACCTTTTATTTTCTTTCCTTCCTGTTCAATAGTTGGAATTCCAAATAAAAGACCTACTCCTTCATGTGCAGGACTTTTTAATTTTAATACATGTAATTTTCTTTGAACCCAACCTTCAAATTGTTTTACTGATTTAGGACATACTAGGCACTCTAAGCTTTTTTTTTCGAATGGGTTTTCTGAATCCTTTTTCTTTTCAAATGGATTATCTGCCTTTTTCTCAAATGGATTCTCTTTCTTTGGTTCTTGTGGCTGAGTTGATTGTTGTGTTTGTTGATTTAATGGTGGACTTGTCTGTGGTTGTTGTGTTTGTGGCGATTGATTTGGTTGTGAATTAGGAATAGGTGGTTGTACTTGAGGTTGATTTGGTATTTGTTGTGCTCCATCAATATTACCATCTCCTCCGCAACGTGGACAATCTTTTAATCCTAAATGCTCAACAGTTACTTTTCCAGTACCTTTACAAAAATCACAGTTACCTACAACATCATTTTCTGAAGCTTTTTTTTTACTCTCTGTAAATACTGTTTTAAACTTTAATTTTCCATTTTCTTTTATAATTATTTTCTCTATAGCAACCATTTCTTCAACTGGTTCTTTTTCATCTTCTTTTTTAGTTATATTTCCTTGTGGTGATTCAATATTTGAAATTATGCCAACTATATTTTTATCTTTTTCTGGAGTTTCAACAGGTGGAACGTCTTCTACTTTTGGTGGACTTTGAATAGCGTCTACTTTTTTATCATCACTATCATTTACTTCAAAAACATTATATTTTCTTAATTTTCCATTTGATTCTTTTATTATAATACTTTCAGCAGTTGGAGTTAAATCAGTTGTACTTGTTGCAGACAGTGTAGACATTGGTTGTGGCATTGATGATTGTGGGTTTGGAATTATATCTGTTTGTTCTTCTGCATCCTTTACATAATGATCATTATCTAATTCTAAAACATCTTCATCAGCTTCCTTCCAAATTTTATTGTCATATTCTAAGTCATTATTCTCTGCTTCACTTGCTTCTCTTGTAATGTAAATTCTTCCATCATATTCTAATGATTCAACTTTACGATATGTTGATCCGTTATATTCAAGGCTTTGTTGTTCCTCTCTTTTTTCATCCTTATTTTCGTCTTCATTTTCTGCGTGTTTTGAACCGTCTAATTTTCCATATGCACTGTCTTTCTTAATATCTGAATCAGGGCTTACTTCCTTTGAAGAACCTTGTGGTGATGTTAAATCTTGTGGATCTTCTGTTTTTACATCGTCAGCATTTGGTGTAGTTAAAGATGGTGTTTGTTCTGGAATTTCTGCTTGTACATCATATGACCTTTTATCTTTTGGTAATTTTTGTGTTGGTTCACCTGTTTTAATTAATTCATCTACATCTACTTCATAATTACTTGTGTCCTCTTTTCCCTGTTGCTTCCTATCAATAGTTGCAACATAAGCATCTGCCCTTTCTTTTGGTAATCCTTTACTTTGTTGGACTGATTTTGAAGCGTCCTCAAATTTTTGATATGTTTTATCCCCCATTTTGATAGGCATATCTAAATTACCTCTTCGTCATTTAAAAGCTTTCTTTTTTTTCTTTCTTCAATCATATCCATTTCAGCCTCATTTGATACAAATCCTTTACAATCACATTCTATTCTATCGGGCTTTCTTTTGACTATTTTAAGACATCTTACGTCTATATGACTAGAATACTTGTGTTTGCATCTAAAACATGTTCTGGATGAACGTGGGGCTTTTTTCCACCATTTTTCGGGTTCTTTTATCTTTTTCTTAGCCATTTTGAGCACCATAAATATATACCTTTTCACCTTTCAAACTTTTTGCAAATTCTCTAGCTTCTTCTGCAGTATTTGTATGTCTTACTACAGTCAATCTATTTCCTATATCCGAATATTCATCATATGTACAAACATTAAATCCTTTCTTTGGTGTCGTTCTTAATTGTTCCTTAATAACTAATTCTATATAACTTTCATCTATCATTGTAAGCACCCTATTACATTTGTTATTTGTGGAGGACATTCTGGAGGATTTACTTCTTTTCCATTATCTAAATCATAGAAATAGTCAGACATTTTATAAGAATAATCTGTTATTACGTTCATGTTTTCTTTCAAATATTCTTTCATTTCATTATCAAGTGGTTTATAAAATTCATGAGCCCAATCCGCCCATTTTTGTTGGTTTGGAGTTCTTATCTGAATTTCAGAAACTAATCCCTGTTTATCTTTTATTGATAAATGAATACTTCTATATCCTCCATTTGGCTCTTTTATATAATTTTCTTCTTTCACAATATCGTAAGTTTTCTTCATATGTTTAACTGTATCATTCACTTCATCTAAATTTTTACAAAGTGCTCTAACTGCAGAAATATCATCTAAATCAGATACATCTTTATACAAATCAGGTTTTCTTGCTAATTTTTCTATCATGCTATAGGTTGTTTTCACTCTTCCTGTTATATCTGCATTTGGAAATTCTTGTTTCAAATTATTAATAACCTCTTTGACTCTTGGTTGATGTTTATCTTGTATTTTTTCTGCTTTGATTGCCTGTGCTGTTGCTGTTTCATAATCAAATTTATCTGGAAATGTGTTTGTAATATCCCTGATTGCATCTGTTCTTTCAATTTGTCTTGAATCATCTACTTTCACTTTTGTTGGTCTTCCCTTTTTTTCTGTTGGTTTCCTTCCCCTTCCTCTCGTGTCCCAAGCTTTCTTCGCTCCTTCTGGAGTTCCTGTTTCCTTCGACTGATCTTTTTTTTTTCTCATATCTTTGAATCTTGGTGCTCCTATTACTTTTTTTGCTGGGTTTACAAATACTTGTTCAGATTGAACCCTCATTCCATCTGAAGTTAAAGCTTCAGAAACTTTTTTATCCTCATCTTCTCCTAATACTGGTTCCCATCCTTGTTTCTGTGGTTCAGGTGGATTAAATAATTGTTCTACTCTACCATTAGGTTCATCAGGTGTAGTATTATCGAAAACATTTGATTCATTTGGATCTGTACTTTGTTTATCCAATTCAGCATTAAATTGATCTTCCGATACCATTGGTGGTTGAGACATAGGTTCATTTTGATGTCTTTGTCCTTCCAATTCTGCCTCATATTCCTCCTTAGTTACAATCTCATTTTCCAATTCAACATCTGGCTGTTTTTCATCTGAATCTGGAGTTTGATCAAATCTTAAATCTGGAACTTCATTACCTTGTTCATCAGTTAAGTCTGTATAATTTACTCCTGTTTCTGGATCTACATGTAATTGATCTGGATCTATTTCATTTGGATCTACTCCTTGATCAATATTTTGTCCTTGTGATGGATCTGCATTTGGCACTGGTATATCTTTTTGTGTTGGTTGAACTTGCTGTACATCTTCTGGCTTTACTATCATTCCATCATCATGAGGAACTGTTCCTATTGGATCTTCTCTAGTTGGATTTTGTAAACTATTAGTTTCATCAGGTCTTACATTTAATCCACTTTGATCTATTGGTGGATCTCCTTGTGTTGGTAATGTAGAATAATCATCATTTCCTGTTAATTCAGCTTGTTTTAATCTATATTGATCAGATTGTCCTATTGCTGGTTCAACAGCATTTCCGTCTTCACTTATATCATTTTTTATATCATCTAAATTAGTTGCTTGATTTGTAGATTGTCCTTCTTTTGGTGGTCTACTTGGATTTATTCCAGATATATCATTTACTGGTGTTTCTTGTAATGGAGTATCATCTAATTGTGCTTGTCCTTTTTGTTCTTCATTTAAATCTGGATTTGGATCTTCAAATGGTAGGTTTGGATCTGATTCTTCTGGAGGTCTTGCATCTTTATGTGGTTCTTCAAGTGGATCAGGTTTTTTAACTGATTTTCCTGCTTCATGTAATTGTTGACTGTTTTCAAGTTTCTTTAATTTTCCGCTCTTTTTATCCTCATCATCCTTACCAAATCCTTCTGATTTTTCATATGGTGGTTCATCTCCTTTTAGTGAACCTAATTGTTTTAAATCTGGCGTATCGGGTGAATAACCACCAGTTAAACTTTTACTTAACTCATTTCTTTCACGAGGGCCTATATTAGTTGTTTGTGGTTGTCCAGTTTCGTCTTCTGCAGGCTCGTTTTGTACATCTGCAAAATCATGTGGATCTTTAAAATCTCCAGTAGAATCTTGATTAATTCTTTGATCTCCTGTACCTCCTTTTGTATGATCTCCTTTTACCTTACCTTCTAATTCATTAACATAATCACTTAATTTAACTTGTGGTGGTTGACTTATTGGCTGTCCTGTATTTGGATCTACTTGTGGAATTCCTTGTCCTCCTGCATTTGTAAAGTCTATTCCTGTACTATCTCCTCTCTTTGCATTTAGCATGTTTCTTCTTTGTGCTTCTTGTGGATCTAATATTGGTGGATCATTTACACTAGCTCTTCTTTGTGGTGCATTTGGTGGTAACTCGCTTTCATCTTCATCTAATCCATATACTTTTCTTAATGCTGGATCTGTAATGTCTGGACGACCCGGCGTATCCAGTCCTTGTGAAACATATAAATCAGATGAACTATTACTTAGTGCTCCTGCCTTTGGTGGCAAAGATATTCTTTCTTGTGCTTTTATAGTTGCTTCTACTGCCTTTAATACTATTTTTTCTATATCATCTTCTGTTAATGCTTCACCTTTTTTCTTTCTAAATATAGATGGTTCTTGTTTATCCGTTCTTGTAGGTGATGGTCTATCTTTTTCATTATCAGGTCTTGGTGGTGTTATTGGAGCTGGTTTTGTATCACCTTTATCTTCGGGGCTTCCGCCAAATGGTGGTTTGCCTTTATCTCCTACTGGTGTTGGTTCTCCTCCTCCAAATCCATTGTTTTGAGCCTGAACCATAGCAGTATCTTTTTGGTCTTGTTTATCTTGTTTAAGTTCATTTTGAAATTCATCATAAAGTTGATCATCTAATGGAATATTTAATTTTTTATACATTTCTCTCTTTTCTTTGGGTGCTACTGATTCTGGATCAAGTCCTTTAATATCCTCCATTGTAAGTCTTTTTACATTAGGTGTAAATGATATTTCTACCTCCATTTCATCAAATTCTTTGAATCCCCATGATTCTGCTAGTGGTTTTAATAATTTATCAATAACGAGTTCCGAAACATCGTTCTGCATATCTATCATTCTTTGATCCAAAACATCTAATGGTGTTTGTCCACCTGAATAACTAAATCCACTTGGGTGAGATATAACTTTGGAAGCAAATCCTGTTGCTATATCAATATGAGCGTCTACATTATCTCCATAATCATCAAATCTTGTGTTTGATGAAATTTGTAATTCTGTTGAATCAACTGGTTTATCAAAAATCCATATATATTGATCACTATTTGGATCTGCCATTTCTAATTGTACTTGTCTCATTTGATCTTGTGGCATACCGGGTGCAGATACAATAAGTCTTGGTTTACCCATTTTTTCTTTTATTTCTACTTCAGCGTTTTGTAAAATTGCTTGAGCATCTAACAATGGACGTAAGTTTCTATCTGGATTAATTGGTTGACCTGTGAATCTATCAACCTTTGTCATTACAGGTCTTGGAGATGCAACAGAAAAGAATTCAGATTTTCCAAATGCTTGTCTATCAGGGTTATTGATCATCCAGTGCATAAAGTATTCGGGGTCGAGTTCTTTAAAAACACCGTCAACAACTTGTACCAGTTTAAGCTCATTAGCAAACTGATCCCTAAAAACCCTGAATATAGTCTGCATAGGAACATGTTCTACGTTTCCTATTCTTCCATCAGGTGTATATTGGATTTCCATTATTGCGTTTCCTGTAATCAATCCAGATAAGAAAAATTCACTAAATTTCTTTCCCGCGTTTGTTGTTTTCCACCATTTTTCTATAAAAATATTAAAATATTCATTGTTAGATTTTATTTCAATTCCTGCACCAACTAATTTTTGATGAGAAGTATCCATGGATCTTTTAATTTGATCCCAATGATGATAAAATTCAAATAACCTTTCAAATGTTACTGGTGGGAATTCTCCGACAAGTTGTTTAGAAGGGCCTACTATTGTAGCATTCTTTTTTCTTACAATAGAACCTAAAAGTGAGTTAAATGTTTGAAATATTTTTGGCACTGCTTCCCCTGCTTTTCGTCTAAAACCAAGAGCCATGATTAATCACCTACACTGAAGCCAGTCCAAGTTCCTTTAAATAAATTACCTGAATTAAACTTCACTGTTCCTCTCATTTTCCATCTTCCATCAACTGTAAAAAGTCCTACAGAATCTATATACTCTATTAACCCATTTGAAGCATCTATAATTGTTGCCACCAATAATGGTAATCTTTTTCCTTTTGGTATTTCCAGTTCTATCCATACATCTGAAGCAGTTGTCAAATCTATTGGTTCCCTTTCAGATTCTACACCCGTAACAACCACAACATCATCTTTTACTTTTGTCATTCGCACGCGTAATCTTGTGCCTATGTTACCTACCTTAATTTCTGGAATTATGTTTACCATTGACTCGCCCCATATATACTTATTGCTACCTTATTTATAAACTGATAGACTAATATGCCTTTAAATCTCATTCATATCACACCAATTTTTTAAACCCTATCACCGATTCTACATCAATAGTTGCTTTTGGTTCAGGTGCTGGATTAATATAACCGTCTATTCTGAACGTTTTAACTCTTACTGGTGAAATTATTGCATTTATGAAATATGTTTTTTCCTTTCTTGCTCGCGTTTTTGCCCCGATTTTAAAAGTCTTGTAAGAAGGTGGGAAAATAATGGCATTTATTTTAAATGTTTTATCTATAGCAGTAGCTGGTGAAAGAACAAGTAAAGCTCTTACATAACAACCATTTTCCGCATGTCTTACTATGAGTTTAGCAGTTACTTTTACCGTTGCTGGAAGTGGTAAAATCATAGCATTTACAGTAAATGTTAGTGGTAAGTGTATTAATGTAGCATTTATAAAAAATTCCACTTTACGGTGAACCAATATTGCATTTACAGAAAATGGCTGTGCTGATGTTCCAGCATTAAGCGTAGAAGTTTCATCCATATTAATTAATACTTCTGTAGGTGATGTGGAAGTGTTCAATCCAACATAACCTACCCACATTCCAGTTACATGGGATTCAAAATCTAATCCATATGTATTACTTAAAATTGCACTATTATCAAGAGCACCTTTTAGATTAAATCCAGTTAATTCTGCTATAGTACCAACCGTACTTGATAGTGAAATAGGAACATCTATTGGATGATTAGAAACCCACTCAATACCATTCCATATATATGCAGTAGCAGATCCATCTCCATATAATTTAAAGAATACCCCTCTTTGTGTTGTTGGGCTTGGAATTGGTGCACCTGATATGAATTCATATCCAACCATTAAACCAACAGCATTTCCATTCACTACCGAACTTATTATATCTGTTTTCATCTTACCAATCAATGTTAATGGTATATCCAAACCTGAACCATCTGTTCTAACTATTGCTGGTAAAAATCTTGAAACAGAAACTCTTCCAACTGGTGAACCTGAAATTTTGTCAAATTTTTGATCTATCTTGAATGATTTTAATCCACTAATTGGTGAAGTTGTAGAAACCTCATGAATATCAATTAATGGTGTTACTGTACCACCAAATATTTCATTTCTGCTTATCCATGGAACTGGGTTTTGATCACCATTAATATGTCCTTCCCAATTTTCTGTGAATAAACCTGTAGCTGGAGCTGGTTTAGGTGGAATTACAGGTAATGATTCGTTTTGTGTAATAATAAAATCATCTAATGAACCTTGAAATACTTTTTCAACTACTCCTGCGACATCATTTCCAACCATTATATATTTAAGATTAGTTGGAATTACTCCTGTAGCATCAACGGTTATAGGACTTCCTCTTATATGTTGTGTTTTAGCAGAATCTTTGTAAGCACTTAATCTTAATTCAGTATTCTTCAATTCTACCGTTACATAATAGGGGCCTTTTAATGAAAGATCTGATATTGGATTATTATTATTTGGGTATATCCATAATGAGTGTTGATTTTTTGCTCCGCTTGCTGTAACTTTAGTTGTAATTCCATCACTGACTATTCCACTCATAGCTATTGAATTTGTAGATGTATAAACTAAATCAATTCTAATAGCACTGTTTACCCCCTGTTGTTGAGGATGAGCTGTTGATGCACATAATCCCACTGAAATTGTTGCTGGAAATCCTATCTGCCCCATGGCATCATAATCAAGTTTAAATTCAAATTTAACATCTCCAGAAATAACTTTTCCTGTATCTTTATATGCATATCTAGGATTAATTCCTGCTCCACCATCTAAGTTTAATCTTATCAAATCTGGATATAATGGATCATCAATAAGTATCTTGGTAGCTACATTGTTTCCTACTTTTATCCATCCCGTAGGATCATTTATTGGTTCACTAGCCGACACTAACCTTGCACGTATTTTAGTTGTTTTTGTTTGTACAGTTGGAGGAGTAAATGGTAGATTATATTCATAAGCATTATGAAGAGAACCATCTACATGATACATTTTTTGTCCGTCTGATCTAAAGAATACTCCATCTGTAAATACATTGGCTACATTTGTTAAGAAACTTTGGAAAAATACCGCCGTTGATATACTCCATGGTGTTGTAAGGTTATACTCATATATTCTATCATTTCCTCCACCAGCTACATACATTTTTAATCCATCATCTCTTATAAACAAACCTGTTGGAGTAGTATCTTGAGCAGTTATAGTAAAACTTTGTAAAAATGATGTTGTTGCTATGTTCCATGCTGTTGAAAGATTGTATTCATATATTCTATTATTAAAATTTCCTACTACATACATCTTTAAACCATCAGGTTTGAAGAATACATCTTGAGAACTTTGATCTTGAGTAGTTACATTTCTACTTTGTACAAATGATAAAGTTGATATGTTCCATGCCGATGAAAGATTATACTCATAAATAAATGATGGAAAAGATTCACTAGTAATATACATTTTTAGTCCGTCTGATCTAAAGAATAAACCTGTTGGAAGTATGGTTTGTGTAGCAATAGAAAAACTTTGGAAAAGTACAGCAGTTGCTATATTCCAAGCACTTGATAAGTTATACTCAAATACACGATCAGATGTATTACCTATTATATACATTTTCAAACCATTAGGTCTAAAGAATATTCCAAGTGGAGAAGGGTCTTGTGCATTTACACTTTTAGTATTTGCAAGCACCGCTGTAGTTACATTCCATGCTGTCATTATCCACTCACCCCAAATGATGATTCAGTTTCAACTATATCACCAACCCCTGATTCTCCTTCAATTCCCACATCTATCAACTCTCCTGCAAACGCATCTATAGTAAAGGTTTTAGTCCTATTTAGCTTTGCGTCAATTTTTATAGGTACTTGTCCAATTCCAACCAATGCATCTATGGTAAATAATTCATTAATTGTGCCCTTTAATATTGTGTCTACTTTCACTTTGCTTGTAAATGTTGGGTCTATTAATGCATCTACTATTAATGTCTCTATCTTCCTGTTTACTACTTTTGAATCAACAATTATCATCTTGAATGGGAAGAATAATTTAGAATCAACTGTAAATACCTTTGTCTTTGCCTGTTCTGAGAATGTATCAATTACAAATGTAAGTACTCCTGTTTTTTTAACCAAAGCATCTACTTCAATATCTTCTAATACACCTATTTCTTTAACAACTGCATCTACTATATTAGTTAGTTCTATTCTATCTGCCAATAATGCATCTGATGTAAAGTTCTTTGTTTTTCTTGCTCGTAATAAACTATCATTACGCCATCTTGAATTTTGAAGGTTTATTATTGCATTAACAGTGAAATAAATTGGTGGTTGTGATAATGCTAATGATGCTCTTATAGTAAATGTTATTTCCTTATCTTTTATTATTAAAATAGCATTAGTTAAAAATCCACTAACCATGTTTTCTTTCTTTAATACTGCATCTATTGTAAATTCAAATGGAACAGTTATTTGTAAATCTGCATCAACATTTATCATACTGATTGCTTCAAGATCCTTTATTATTGCATTTACAAAGAAGAATTTACTTGGTTCATCAATCAAAAATGCATCTGTTATAAATGGAGCAACTTTATCAAAGTATTTTGTAGTTCCATCTATAGTGAATGTCTTTGTTTTTATTTCCGCTATCAATGCATTACAATTAAATATCTTATTAAGATTATTCACTTGT